ATTGTATTTTCTGGTATAGAATCAACAGTAACATTGGCATTAACCATTGCAGAAGATGAGTTTTCTAGATTTTCAACATCTGTTTTTAATTCAATAATATCTGTAATAGTTTTATACTTAAACGTACCATCACTAAGAAAATTGTTTTCAATCTTATAGAATGTTGACGCAGTTCTTCTACAACTGATAATAGCTAATCCAGAATGTTGTACTGTATAAGTTTGTACATCGAGATTACTTTCATCTTTGTATGGAATAATCTCAAGGACTTTGTATGTATCTCTTGAGACTATCATAATGCCAGTTATTTCTCCAAAAATGCCCAAATTATACTTTAATATAGCACCTTTTTCGACATATTCAAGTGACGTAACTGTAACATTTAGACTTAATATATCATTTTTTAAGCTAATAGTTTCTCCTACTTTTTTTGTTACATAATATACATAATTGATTGTATTTTCTGGTATAGAATCAACAGTAACATTGGCATTAACCATTGCAGAAGCTTTTGTTAATAAGCCGTTGAGTTTGTCTTCTACAGAAAACCAGTTTGCTGGGTCTGCTGACCATGTATTTGCCTTTAAAACATAGCGGTAGATGGTGTCACCTGATTTGTAGGTGATGGTGAGACCTACCTTCTGAAATGTGGTAGGAACAGAGTTGATGGCATCTTGGAGAGTAGCGTGAGTAACGTAACCTCCTTTTGAGCAGTCGTAGTTTAGGATTCCTAATTTACCTACCTCTGCTGAGAGATAGTTTGTTCCTCCACCAGTTATAACATCGTTGATAAGGGGCTTGTTGCTTGCATCAGCTATACCGCTGTTTCCTTGAGGTCCAGTTTCTCCTATTGGGCCACGATCACCTTTTTCTCCCTTTGCACCTGTTTCTCCCCTTGCACCATCAGAACCTTTAGATCCATTCTTTACGGACAAGGTCGTAGATGTGCCATCACCAAAAGTAAAGGTCATGACATTCGTACCACCATCTGCTGTAGATGTGGTAGTCTGCTTGGCAGAGACGGAAATCTTCTTGTACAAATCCTTTATCCTCTGCCAAAGCACCATTAAACCTGTATCAGTTAATATCTTCATTGTATATAATTTTAAAATAAAACAATTTGACTCTATTGTAACTTTAGTGCCTATACCTGGATATTACACCCAAAGTATAGGCTTGGACTAAAGTTCATAGAAAAGACACCGTTAAGTCAGCGAGTTGATGAACTCCTCCGTAATCTCAACAAAGTCAGAACTTGCAGGAATACCAAGAGCAGTGATATCCGCTTTACCTACAGCAGTGGCAGCAGTAACGTGACCATTGGTATCTGTTGTAATCTTATACAGACCAGCAGTCTTGGCTCCAGCTGCACTGGTAGGGTGAACATACTTGTTGGCATTCTCCGCAATACCAGACAGTTTGTTCTTCTCATCAGTGGTATAGTCGTTAGTAGAAAGCTGCTTACCACTTACCTTGTCAACCTTCTTGGCAAGCTCTGTTGTCAATGTTGCAGTCTGAACATAGCCGGACAAATCAACACTTGTAGTAGCCTCACCCAGCTTCTCCCACTTGGTTGCATCGTAAGTGCCAGCAACATCACCTGTATAAACATACTCAGCATAAATATTCTTAGTGCCAGTGGTGCCAGCCTTCATCATGTAGATATGTTTCTTGATACCTGATTTAGGAAGTTCCGTAACTACTTCCGCAAAGGTGGTGTCTATGTTGCCCAACTGAGACAAAGGTACATTACCATTGCCATCAAGTGTAGCAACACCATTTGCCTTGCCCTTTTCAGAAGCCTTAACAAACACACTCTTGCACTTGTTCCAAAGTGCAGTCAAACCAGTTTTACTTAAATAATTATACTCAGCCATAAAAATTAAATATTAATATTATCATTTTGCTTATCCAACAAATCATTAACTTGTTCCGTTGTAAGATCAGAAGCGATAAACTGATCTAGCTTCTTGCCTGTATCAGTAACCTTTACATCAATTGCCTTCACATAACTAATCACATCTGAATCAGGCCTGTGGGGAGGATTCGTTTGTTCAGGAACATAAGTGCCTGCAATAATTTTGCCAATATCACTCTCAGTGATTTCACTCATATTACGAATATACGGCATTACCTGCTCCAAAACCGCATTATACTCCACCATCTTGTCGAGCAGATCTTGCGGCATACCGGTAGCAGCACGGATCAAGTCCTTCAATATGGCAATATCAGATTTAAACTTTTCTATGCTATTCGTTATCAACTCGTCCCAATAGCTATCCCTCTTGGCATTTACACACCAAGTTCCTCTGTCTGCATTCCAGTAATGAGCCCAACCGTCTATGACCACAAAGTCACCGGAAACACCACCAGTAGGGAACTTTCGGTTCACCTCATAGATGCTGCCAAAATCACCCTTGTAGTGAGGACTTGTTTTGTCTATATCGTTAGCCATAAGATTTTATATTTGAGATAATTGGTTATACTTTTCGGCCAGTTCGTTTTCCTTCTTACTTACAAGGAAGATTGAAACGGCACGATAGATAAGATATTTCTTGCATTCATCTGTCAGGGAAAGGATGATCTTCTGGTCGGTCACTTCGTTTTCATGCCCAGTATCAGTAGAAAACACATCCTCTAACTTTTGATAAGGGATATACGTGAACAGTTCAACCTCATGATCATATACAGCTCCAACAGGTGCATGGTTGGCATCATACCTTCCGGCAGTCCAGTACATCAGCACTCGCTTGCCTGTAGTTGGCGATGTGGTAATCATGCCCTTTGGTTTTTGCGGTGTTCCCCTGGTCCACCGGGAGGCTTGCATCTGAGCCTCCTTGCTGCCTGGTTCCATCAGCATCGTCAGCGTGCTTTGCCAACTTCGTAGCCTCAACTCTACAAGTCTCAGCCAATCGTCAGGAATTGTCAGGCATCCATGACCATCTGTAAACTGTGTTTGGATGGCATCATAATCTTGATTGCCACTTTCATTCAGCGAAACTTCCACCCTTTTGGGGAGAATCATTTGCGCTGGTGCTTGCAGCAGAATCTGTTGTGCTGCCGTTTCAATGGCTTGCTTCATTTCCGTGTCCGAATCATCCGTAATGATGTCATTCACCTCATCATGGATCACTTCGTCCATAGCTATGCGCATATCCTTCACAAGGTCACTCATAAGAACTTCCATAAGCAAGAAACCTATTAACTAAAAATTATAAACTAAAACTCAATCACCACACCCAACTCTTTAGCCTTCTCCTTCACACTCTCAGGTGATTTCAGTTTCCTTACATCTACCTTATACGTCTTCTGGAGATAGTTCTTGGCCTTGGTGATGTTCTCGAAATGAAGGGCATTCTCGTCCTTCACCTGCTCTTCTTTTTGTTGCTGAATCTCTTCCGGCTGGCTCTCATCAATGATACGGCCTGCCTTCGTAAGAGGATGTCTCCTGATGCATTCTGCCACCTGCTTGTTATCCGTAATGTACGAATAGGCATCGTTGCCACACCGCTCAAACTCAATGTTCTTGATCAGTCCGCTCGGAAGTGTCACCACAAAAATGAGCATGCTCTTAGCTACAAATCTATACATATCTATTTGTGTTTATGGTGAGAAGGGATAGTGAGACTGCATTAGCCTCAACTATCCCCTAGATTGATATATGTAGAAAACTATCAGTTTCCTATACGATGATTACGCTGCCTCCAAAATCTGCTCATCGGTCACGCCATCACCAGTGAAGACTGGTCGGGCTACACGCGCATGAGCATCAGGGAAGGTCAGTACCCAGCAGCTATACTCCTCCATCACAACACCTGCAGTGTTACGAATCAAGAGATCCTTAGCGTTAAACTCATTTCTACTCCACACACCAAATACGTATTTGTCAAGATAACGAGCATCCAGCAAGAACGCTCTACCATCCATACCCCAGGAGTTAAAAGCATCGTGGCGATAAATCAGAATCTTAGTACCCATACTCTCAAACTTCTCGAAGTCAAGTTTCCAACCCTGATAGTCCTTTTCTGTCTGGGTAATGATACGCTTGTTAGAGCGAAGGTTAGCAAATGCCTGATAGATCAAGTTGTCAACGAAGAGAAGTTTCGTACGGCTGGAGTTACCAGCACCCTTCAATACAGCCGCGATAAATGCAGAAAGTTCCTTCTCGCTGATCACATACTCATATACTGTTTTTTGCTGCTCCACAGTTTCGCCATCGGAACCACCTGGCTTAGGTACTTTTACCTTTGCCTTTACAATTTCACCATTCTCATCTTTCTTGACAGCCCAATGGCCAATCTGCAAGTCCTTGCCTGCTTCCCAGTAAATACCGCCCATGGTATAGGTCAAACCAACTTTCTCGCCACCATTCGACATGCTCTTTACACCGAACAGACCACTTCGCTCCTGGCCATAACGCATATCGTCCATAGCCATTTTTTCCTGTCGTGTGAAGTCCCATTTTACCTGAGTCTTACTCATGCGGTTAATAAGAGACTCCTCAACCTGCATGATAAATCGCTGGCAATACTGGAAGCTCTTATCTGGCATAGAGTAATAACTACCAGTTTCAACCTCTTTCTCGCCTGCGGCTCTTCCGAGGCGCATCAGAGTTGTACCTACCGGAATATTGTCTTCAAAATCACGGTTGCCGCGCGAAGGGTTTTTCTTTCCATTCAGAGCGTAGGCAATAGGGTTATTGTCATTATCATGGCTGATTACACGGAACTGAAGAGGAATCAAAGTACTCTTATTCGTACCTGTCTCATCATAGCCATAGATGCCATCTACCATAATAACATCACCATTATCGAAAGCTGACGGATTTTCTACCACGAAGGTTACAGAGTTACCATTGGTCTGCTTATTAACCTGAGTAGTAAGTTTTGACATGATAGGCTTCTGACCGATAGAATAGTATTCTACCCGAACAGAGTCGATAGGAGTCATCTTCTTGGATGCACGTAAAATCTGATCAATAGGACAGCTCTCCAACTTCATCTCTACGACTGTTGGGTTAACATGAGCAACATAGTAGTCCCAGTTGCCCAAATTTTCCTGTGCCTCCTGACTACCACCCTGCCACTGAGGACCAGAGCCACCTACACCGGGACCATTCAAAGGACCAGTCGGGCCACCACCACCTTCACCAGTTGGAACAGCAGGAGGATTTTCTGCCATCGCATAAGAGCTTCCACCACTAAGGATCATGACGAGCATCGCCATCATGAAACCAAACCATTTCTTAAACTGTTTCATAATCGATACATTTAAAATTATTAATTATAAATTTCTAATTCTACATCCCAATCATCTTGCTGTACACCTGTTCTGTACGGCTCTTTTCCTTTGGAAGTGATGGTGCGCCACCGCCTCCATCGATGTTGATGTTCTTCTTGCCGCCCTGCTTGCCATCATGCAGTTGTTTCTGCTGGTCAATCTTCTCGTTCTTACCACGCTTGTAGCCTCGCTCCTCGGCATCAGCCACAGCTTTGTCGAAGTCCTTTATCTGGAAGAGGCGCAAGAAGTCTTCTTTCTTCAGATCATAACGAGCTGCACGCCATACAAAACCATCATCATCGTGATCCTCGCCATCATCGCTACGCTTGTAAATCCATTCTATCAAATCGGTAATCGCCTCAGGCTTCAATTTCGCTTCTTTAATAGCAGCGTCAAGTTCGGCATCTTCCAGCTTCATATTGGCAGCAAGTTGCTCATTGCCCTTTGCAAGTTTCTCGCTGGCTTCAAGTTTCTCTTTCTCGCTAGATTTCAAGCGTGCCTTAGCCTTCTCGTCACCATTGATGGCATCAATATAGTCCTGCCCCATTTCATCAATCATGAAATCGATAAAATTGAAGTCGCTGCCATCGGCATTTTTCTTGGTCACAAGACCTGTCACCAGACTTGGAGCATGCGGGTTGTCCTGCAACATTTTGTTGAAGTCATCCATTTTCTGCTTATTCTGGTCATACTGGTCGTAATCGGTCGAAAGTTGACCATAAACAGCCTCATCATCGTCCATATTCAAGTCCGGATAACGCTGAGCAAGACGCTCTCTGAAAGAATCTCGCTTTGACTTAACTTTCTGATTATCAATAGTTTCCTTTGCCATAAATATTCATTTTTAATATTTGTGTGCTAAATTAAGGAAAATTTCGCATTACTTTGTGATAAGTTCTGCATCTTGATGAATTAATTTTGCTGGTATGAAACATCTAAATTCCATATCCGAAATTTACCTTAAAAGAGACCAAGAAATGTATCTGCTCTTTCGTAAGGCCAAGAGGATGGTAGAATATCCTACCACCATGGCTAAGATATGCGATTACATCGCCAAGATGCCTGCCTCTTGCTATTATCTGGCTGATAGCACAGCCTATCGGTATGTATGTAAACGCATCAAGGGGGATAAGCCTAAATTCGGCAAATACCAAGCCCAAAAAGAAAAACTCTTTGAAGATTTCTATCAGGATTTCTTGCGTCTCCGGCAAATGGATCAATACAAGGAATACAATACCAAAAATCTTGTGTATGTATGCCTGAATCTTCCTGCGCCCAATTTGGGTATGGCTCCACGCTACATACAGATGAAAATAAACAATTATTTCCGCAATAAGAAAACATCATTCATAACTCGATAAATCACTTCCATTATGCGTACATTATATATTACACTTCTCATCATCCTCCTGATGGCTTTCATCATTCCGCTTCATGCCTCGCTGGCTGTGTCTCCATCATCGCCATTATACACCCATTTCGCCTATATGTTCGGTCATGCCAACTTTATACACTGGGGTATCAACGGCTGGTGCATATTGATGGTTCATCATCAGTTCCGCTTCCATCGCCTACTGGCAGCATGGCTCTGCTCCGTGTTGTTGTCGTTCATATACTATCCGGCATTACCTGTATTGGGTGCATCCGTATTGATTTCTTTCTTCATGGGATTCTCTGCGCAATGGTATTATCGGTATCACCGCATCTACTTCTGGCAGATGATGCTCGGTATGGCTATAGGTTTCCTTCTCCCTTACATAGCTGGTATCTTCCACATAGTCCTATTCTGTTTAGGTTTCATTTATGCTAAGGCAGAGAGATTTATCCGACATGTCAACACACTTAACATTTGACATTCAACACTTTACATTATTATATATAACGAATGCCAGTAGCAAAATCCTCCTTAAAGGTTCGACCTCAGCAGCAGATTTCTGATAAGAAGCTCAAAGAGATTCTTGAAGAAGATAAGAGAAGACTCAAAAGTCTCCTCGCTAGTTATCGTCCCATTACTGGAGAGAATGCCCCTGGACTTCGATTCGAATGCGTCATCACTGATTTTCTGAATGGAAAGAAGCTCTGGCTACCGGTAGAAATGTTGAAGGAAAAGAAGTTCTGCGCCATCATCAAGTGTGGATCCATAGAGACCTTTTGCGATAAGTACATGCCAGACTTCGACCAAGAGAAGGCTCGCGATGCTGTTTTCCGTTACCTCATACGCCTGCGCTGTAAGCACGATTTCTATTTCTTCGCCTATGCCTATGCCCGAATCAAGAATAAGGATGGTGGTGAGGATATACCTTTTCTTCTTCGCAATGCCCAGATCAAACTAGCCAAGGTCTTCGAACAGTTACGCCTTCACAGTCAGTACCACTATATCCGTGTCATTCTCTTGAAGTGCCGCCAATGGGGTGGTTCTACCCTTACCGACATCTATATGGCATGGTTACAGATCTTCTGGAAGACAAACTGGAATAGTAATATCGTTGGCCACCAGTCTTCATCTGCCACACAGGTATTCGATATGTACGAGAAGTTAATTAATGCCATTCCTACATGGCTCTTCTACGACATTGGTGTACCATTCAAGAACGACCCTCGCAAAATCAAGACATCTGGAACCATACAGAATATCAAGTATTTGATTCCACGAAATTGCAAGATACAGACTGGTTCTGCACGAAACCCAGAATCATGCCGCTCCGGTGATGCTGCCCTTGCTCATATCACAGAGGAAGCCTTCTTCCCTAACACCACAGAGTGGACTCCGGCTAAGGTGATCAAGGCTGCATCATCATCTATTCAGCCAGATCCTTTAACATTCATCGTCAGAGAGTCAACGCCTAACGGACGAGAAAACGAGTTCCACGATGCCTGGGTAGCCGCAAACTCAGTAGACAAAGACGGAAAACCTCTGTCAGCATTTACTCCTGTCTTCGTGGCATGGTTCGAAATTGAAAAATATATATTGCCATTTGCTTCCGAGGATGAACGTGCCGATTTCGCCATCTGGCTGTGGAAGAATCGCAATGACGAACAAGGTCATGGTAAGTACTATTGGTGGCTCTACGAATGTAAAGGCGCATCTTTCGAGGGCATCCATTGGTATATTGAGAAGTCCAAGGAGTATGAGACTCTTGACGATATGCGTCAGGAGTTCCCTTCTGATGATGTAGAAGCCTTCCTATTCTCAGGTACTACAGTCTTCGACCCATACAAGTTGAAGGAAATGGAAGAGGACTGCAAGGGTATCGAGCCTATCATGGTTGGTGACATTGAAGGTGACTCTTATGATGCTGCCGATGATGCTTGTATGAACAATATCCGCTTCATCGAGCGTTCAGGCGGACCATTGAAGGTGTGGGCTGGACCAGACAACTCTGAGATTGTCAGAAATCGGTATATCGTTGCCTGCGATATTGGTGGTTCTCATAAAACCTCCGACTTCTCAGATATTGTAGTCCTCGACCGCTATGATGAAATCTATGGTGGTGTTCCGGAAATCGTAGCTGAGTGGCATGGCCACTGCGATGCCGATCAGTTAGCCATGCGCTGCGCCCAGATTGCCCATTTCTATAATGATGCTTATCTGGTCATTGAGAACAATACCGCCTACTCGCGCATGAACAATACTGAGGGTAATCAGTCAGAGCTGTTCTTCCCTATCCTTCTGCCTCTATACAATAACCTCTATAGCGCATCACAGTCCAAACTGAAGAAGGTGAAGAATATCGAAATGAAATGGGGATTCAACACCAACAAGAATACAAAGGTGGCAGTAGTAAAGACCATGGCCCGCATCATCCGTGATGGTGGCTATATGGAGCGAGAACTTGCGGCAATAGACGAATGTACCTACTTCCTCTATTACAAGCAGAACGATTGTTATGGAGCCGTAGCCGGAAAGCATGATGACCGTGTCATGGCGCGAGCCATTGCCCTCTACGTGGAAAAGGATATGCCAGCACCGGAAATCGTTCCATTCCGTTCAAAGGCAGAGATAGAACGTGAACGCCTCCGCAACCGCCCACCAGTAGTAGCTGATTTGGCCGGAATAGGTGGTGGCAGTTAGCCTCTATATAACCAGCAGCATAATCCGTCCCCTGTATAGTCACCGTTCCAGGCGATTCTATCGCCTGTTCATATAAGTTAATAATTAAAAGTAAAAAGAAAAATGAAACAAAGTTATTCAAACCTGCTGCGTAAGATGCTCATAGCCATCTACCAGCCTATCGTCACTCGTATCGAACTCTTCCGTGCCACACGCATGTGGCAAAAAGGAGTCAAGGCAACCATTGCCAAGTATAAAGAATGTGGTGCGCCTCGCTTCTACATGCTCTACGACCAGTCGCATAAAGATTTTGCGATCATGACCTACGATCCTAACAGAAAGAATATGCTCGCATATCGAAGATTAGTCCAGATGGGCAAGTGGAAGGCAACACGCTACTTCAAGAACGTAGAAGACATCAAGGCTGCCTCCTACTACTACACTCCTTCCAAGTGGGGAGCCATCGGCTGCGATGCCGACAACAAGGTAAGAGCCAAGAAGTTGAAACAATGGCAAGAATACTACATGTACCGAGTTTCTACCCCAATGTTTAAGTTACGCATATACAAGAAGAAACATGGTATTGACTAAACAAAAAGAAGAGGAGACCATCACGGCTTCCTCTTCACAATCAAATAAAAAACTAATAAACCTAAAAAATAAAATAATCTAATCTAAGAACTGAACAACATTTCGTTCAATATTATGAATTACCTAAGAACTTTTCTACATAGCTGCCGAAGGAATAGCTGCCAAATCATTTGCTCCATCACTGGAATCCTTCAGGTGCGTATCTGGTGCTGCAGTCTGCTGTCCTCCGTCAGAAGGCATCTGCCCATTGGCTGCTTGCTGTGCCTGAAGAGCTTCTAGTTTTTCCAATTGCTCCTTAAAGTATTTCCTCATTCTTCCTGTACCAGGGAAGTTAGCTACTGTAAGCATCGTATATGGATCCATCTTGCCGCTCACCATCATCTGCCAAGCCATATCGTTGTTGGCAGCTCTGATAAGTGGACTGTATGCATCCAAGTCGATAGAAACATCTAAATCCATATCCCTCATGGTCTCTGAATTGAAGTGAATTTCAAATTCATCACCTGTCAGTTTCACGCTGTCAGCATCGGTACAAAATTCCTGTATAAGGTAAAGTTTCTTCTTGGCAACACGTACCTTAAAGTTGTTGAAACTCTCAACAAAGTCCTGTATGGTGGTAGATGATGATTCTCTTTCCAACTGATATTGCTTACCGCTGGTATTCCGGTGCTGTCCTTGAAGAGCACCCTGCACACCACTTCCCTCGCTTGCCATCGTCTTGGCAAAGTTCACCATGAAGTCAACACCTGCCGGAATACTCTTGTTGACCAGTGTCTGAGGTGGTTTACCTCCATTCTTCGAGTTCCACAAGATAATACTATCTGTTTTGGTATAGTTCACCTGCATTTCATCGATGCTCTGTTTCTCGCTCAATGCGTTCTCGTCAACAAGCATCGTTCCCTTGGCACCATTCGCTACAATGAAGTTGATCATCATCATATAATGGTTCAAGGTGCGCTGGTTGTTCTCGGCTCGCATCGTAAAACTTCTTACCTCGCCATTCAAGCATGGATAGGCAACGAAGGTGTATGGATGGATAGAGGTTCTGAATCCGTCCCTGAGTACATAGTATGGTGATTCTCTGGCATCCAGCAGATAGCCATTCGGTGTGATATATCTTCTGAACCAGTAGGTCTCAGCCTCATCCTTAATCTCGATGGTCTTAAGTTCAGAAGGGTCCACATAGTAGATAGGCTCACCATTCTCATCGAGCACAGGTAGGCCATTTTCATCTTTCATGATGTTGGATTCCTCTATCTTGCGCTTCTTTTCCTCATAGAAGGCTCGCTGGTCAGGAGAAGCATAGCCGCAATCTCCACTCTCCCAGTCATGCACCCAGATGGCTGGTCTGGTTTCTTTTGTCCAGATTTCCAATACCCGGTACTTGCCTACTACTGAAGAATGGGTGAAATCATCTATTCCGGCATACTGGGCTTCACCAGTCGGGTGATAAGTCTGTTCGGGCGCAAAATGGTGCTGCGTCTGTAGATAGATCTCACTGAGTTTATTAGCCTCTTCCTTGCTTCCATTTGTAAAGGTAGCAATAATCTCTCGCCAAGTTAAATCATGAGCCTCAGCAATAAATTCCACATCGCTCAGGTCATACTTAAAGAAAGGTGGTAAAGCTAACTTAAAGATGTCTACTGAATAGTCAAAGATACCATTCTTGCCATCCCTTCTGCCATAATAGGTTTTCATGCCTATAAAGGCAAAGCAGCAGAAGGCGTAAAACATTCTTGCATCTAACTCTTGCCTGTCGTTCAAGTTGTCGTTCTGACGAAGATATTCATTGAAGAAACTGATATAGTCTTCCTCGTTTGGATCCACGGCACTACATGTAGCAGTACTGCGCTGCTGGCGCACAAGACCTACGAGCGAAAGAAGTTTGTCTCCGATTACATCGTATTCCAGTATTGGCATACCTTTCAGTTCCATATACTGCCGGATGGTAATCTTTCTTCCGTTCCATTCTATCAGCTCTTCCAACTGTCTTCCCATCACAAAATCTTGCGCTCGCTTCCACTTCTTTCTCAGTTCTGCACCATCATAGAAGTATTGGCAAGCCCATTGCAGCAACAGAAGATTGCTTTCGCTCTGCGTAAACCGCTCCCGGCTCACTCCTTCAAGTGAGTCGGGTCCAGGCTCTGCATAGTTCGATATGTCATTTATTACATGATTGTCAACCATAATTCTTAATTTTTCGCCAAAAATACCGCATTTTTCTCACTTATTAGTGATAAGTTGCGCAACTTAACATTACTTTTCCATATTTTCTCCTTATTTTTGTTCCGCATTTCAATTTAAAACGTTTTAAATCATGGGTAAATCAATCAATGTACATGAAGCTTGCGTCATTACTAAAGATGATAAAGGCAACTTGTCTCTGGTAGGAAAGGCAAAAGAAGCCCTTACCTCCTTAGATAAGCACAAGGTTGCTATCCACATCAAACTCTGCGATAGCAAAAAAGATGATGTAGAAAAGTTCCTTCAGGAAAATAATGTTCCTTTTACCTCTATCACCGCAAAGGGGGAATCACCAGAAGGTAAAGATGAAAAGGGCGAGAAGAAGAATGATTCTACAGTTACCGTTGTTCCTAGATCCAAGTTCGTCACGCTCGATGGCGATTGGTCCTGGTGTTTGGATAGCATCGTCCAACGGCTCTGGGGCGAAAAAAAGAAGGAGAATCCGAAGAGTGAGCAGCAGCGCATGGATGACAGCATGGCTGATTACATACGCTGGGCATCACCAAAGAAAAAGGAACCAGAGAATGCATCTGGTACTTCTCTCGGATAACATCGCTCCAACATCTTCAATTTTCAAAATACGATCTTAATCTTTTTTTAAAAAATAAAATTTATTTGGAATTTAGAATTTTACGACTATCAAAAAGGGACTCGCTGTGAAGCAAGTCCCTTTTTCTGTTTGTAGAAATATAGAACATTTCCTAAAGTGAAGTAGCCCGAAGGCTACTCCATTCCGTTCAGCTTTTCAAGCAGCTCCTTTCTGGTATTCCGAATCTCTACCAGTTTGGCAGCATCGTTTGTACCATCCATTTGCTTCTTAGCCTTATTCATCTTCCTTCTTGCAGCAGAGATAGCCTTTCTAACCGCAAACAGTCGCTTGTTGGTCTTGCTGTTCTTAAAGGCATTTGCCTTCGCCTTATCAACATCCTTCAAACGCTTATACTCCTGATAAGTCTCCATGGTTCCGTTCCAGACGTTCTGTATTCTCCAGTCCTCCGTCACGTCCTCTGCCTTAGCCTTCATCAGGTACTTGCTTTCAGCCTTCTCCATTTCCTTCAAGTCTTCATCACCGTTCAGATAACCCTGCACCATGTCCAGAGCCTCCTTCTGGGTGAAAGCCTTGTAGTCACTCTGCGAGAGGAATTTCTTCATCTTCTGGCGCATCTTCTTCTTCTCCGTGATACTCTTGGCAGCATCAAAGCGCTGGCAAGCCACCTGCAGCGAAGTCACGCCATCTTGCATTTCCGCACTTTCCAGTGCCTTCACCGAACCGATGGCAGCCTTAATCTGAGCCTCAGCATCAATACCATTGCGCTGGCAGCTCTGATAGGTCATCACCACGCCCTCCATGTCACCGCTAAGGATAAAGTCCTTGAAGTAACTCTGAGCCTTCCATGGAGAGAACCCCTTAGAAGAAGGGAAGAAGAAATCAACGGCCTTGAACTCCTTGTTCTCCTGGCTCGGAATCAGGAAAGGTGCCCAGTACAAAGCATCCTTGTAAAGAAGTCCGATGGCCTTGCCATACTTGCGCTGAATCTCCTGATCCGCATGGCTGGCTTGGAAATCGCTCAGATAGTTTATATCATCCAAGGTCATTCTCACCATAGGGTTAGCCTTACCTATCATTCGCTGTACCATAGGTCCAGGGAACTCCAGTTCTCCCTTATGATTGAAAAGGTATTCCGGAACCTCACGGAACTGCTTGCCATGTCGGATATACATTTCCGTTCCGTCCGCATATCTGCCCATAAAGATCTTGCTCTGTTGACCAAGGCTATTTCCACGCATAAGATAGTCATACCACTTCATACCATCAGGATAAGCAAGTTCATACATGCTCTTATAGCTTGGGTTGGTCTTTCTGATCTCCTCAGCCTTTTTGCGTTCCTTCTCCTCGTCCAAGGCACGGAAGGCAGCATTGATGCCATTGGCAATACCCTCATAAAATACCATGAATCCGATACCATAACAGAGCAAAGCCGAAATCTGTCTGCTTCTTCTGCCTTCATCCTCCGGTATAAGTTCCTTATGTTTGAGCCTCTTGTAATACTGTTTGAAGTTTTCAAAGGTGGCCTCATTCCATATAGAACCATATCCGGTTAATGCCAGGAAGTGACGTGTGGTAGAAGCATTCCAGTCTGGTGAAAGAAGAACTCTTCCGGCATAACGCAAAGTTCGATGGCTGGCTCCCAATACATCCCAGTGCTGACCGCCAAACATATCGTTCACAAACTGTCCGTCCTCGTCCAAAGCCCGGCTCAGTTCCTCCTCAGTCCATCCCTTCTCCTTGGCACGCTCCTTGGTCTTGTCTGCCCTCATACGATAGGTAGCAAGTTTCAGTCCGTCATGAAGGAAATCCCACAAGGCTCTATCCATGCCCTTGTTGATGAGCGAAAGCATCTGCGTTGCCACCTTCAATGGCATAGTAGCCAAAGCCACCGTTCCGGAAATTTTATTTCCGTCCTTCAACTTCTTCTGCACCTTTATCATCGCATCGCGCATGTTGTCAAACATGTTCTGTACATCCGCTGCTGCATAGTCGTTGGTCGCTCCGAACTTCACCAGATGGCTAGCAGCCTCTTGAAAATCCTCAGGATTGGCAAAGCAAGGTAGTTCATGGTTTTTGGCTGTATCTACAAAGATATACTTCATAAAGTTGGCCATGGCCTTCTTAGGACCAAACTCCACCATATTCTGTACCATATAAACCTCCGTCAATGCGCCAGCATGGAAACCACTAAAACCCAACTCCAGTTTCTTGGCACTTGAAGCCAAAGTGTCAACGGTTTCCCAAAATGGTGAACTTTCATATTGTTCAAATACAACACCAAATCGTTTAGCAGCACTTTTCTGGCGATAAAGAAGGATTTTTTTACCTGTGATGATATTTGGTATAGTATAATCCTTTGCATTTCCTTTATAGACCCATACAGGACCCAAACCCGGAATCTCAAAGTACTTATATTGCTCCAGGTTAAAAGGAGGCGTAGAAGAAAGCAGTGGGTCAGAAGAAATGATTTCTCCGTCCTCATTCCGCTCTATCACGTTCAATCCGCTCAACTCCTGCAGCATGGTTTTGTTAACCCAAGCCTCGATATTGCTTCTGCTGTAGTAAGCCATCATCTTCGTGATGTCGGTAGTCTTAGGTACAAGTCCCACGCTGATACCCTCCATCAGGGTACTGATGGTTCTCGGCTTCTCGTTAGGGCTTTTTGTGCGCTGTCTGTTCTCCACATACATCGCATAAGCCTGCTTGTCACTCTTCTCCTTATCCCAGATATGGTTTACATAGTCGGCATTATATCCGGTGTCCTCTCTTAAGGTGTGATTATCCTTCAACCAGTCGTAGGTATAGTTATACCAGTATCTGATAGAATCAATGGAAGCCTTCATTTCAGGCGAGAGATTCTTGTAATCGATACCCTCAGGCACAATCTGCTGCTTCACCAGTGGCAATACATGCTCGCTCAGAATATCTGAACCATCAATAGGTACAAAACCTTCCTCACCCTGATGATTGGCATTGATGGTCTGTGCCATCTTGCTGGCCACCTCACTCACAGCCTGCGGATCATCATAAACCTCCACCTCCTTGCCATCTTTCAGTTCGGTATGCCTCTTTCCAGTCTGAGCAATCAAGTCTGCCACGAAAGGCTGGATAGCCTCTACATCAGTTGGCTGGATATGGATATGTCCCTTGTCAAAAGCACCAGTGGCATTCAAATCATTCGCCAGGTCACGCAAACGTCTAGGAGCCTCTATTATATAAGGTATAGCCTCAGCCAGCTTTTCTGCCCGGTTCGGCTTGCCCTTGTAGTCAGAAAGCAACTTGTCGAAAGCACCGCTATCTGCCATCTTCTCGATTCTGTTCTTCACATCATTGATATAGATGGCATCGTCTGCACTGGCCTCCTCCATATTCTTTCTACGATGGATAACCGCATGCTTCACGGTCTTTGCTGCACCTTCCTTGCTCACGTCCGTACTGGTCACCTCGGCCAAGTCCTGCATCACCTGCTGCTCCAGTGCATCAGCCTTCGGATTGGTCTCTGTCGGATAAATCTTACCCTCATACAAGTCCAAATCTGCTTGCTGCTGCTCCAGAAGCTCATGTCTGGCCAACCAGTCCTCATACTTGCGTTTCACCTCCTCCTGCTTCTTCTTTTCGAAGGCAAACATATCAGGCATAGGGTCTTCCTGGTCCTTCATGGCATCCTTCCATTTCTCATATTCGTGAATACGAGTCATGTAGGCGCCATCCTCTTCGCCCTCCATACGGATAGGCATCCCCATAGGCTCCTCGCTTGCAAGATGGTGTCGCTCACGCCAGTCCTTATTGAGCTGTGCCCATTCCTTCTTGCCTTCCTCATCCTTGTCGATGTCGTAGAACATAGGAGGCTCTGGGTCATTCTCATCCTCACGTGCATTCTTCCACTTGCGCCACTCCTGTACACGTTTCATGTATTGAATTGTGCTTTCGCCCTTCTTCTGGCGTGGTTTACCCTTACCAGCGCCATCAGATAGCGCATCCTTGATTTCAGCATTGCTAGCCTGCTTCATCATGGCTTCCTGCTTCTCCTTAGGCATATTGTCCCATACATGTAGAGCCTTTCCAGCCTTCATCAGGTAGTATCTCAAATCCTTGTCATTGAGAAGTCCCGGCACACGAACACCCAGCTTCTTAAGCACCTTGATAAGATAATGCTTAATCTTGGTCCAAAGAGAAAAGTCCTCAGCAGTCTTAGGACCCTCCTCAGCCAGTCGGGCGATATACTCCTGCGTTCCCACATTCATGCGGTCAGGGTTCTTCCAGTCCGGATCATATTTATTGGCAAAGTCTATAATCTTGCCTCGAATATCCTTACCTACGGAACGATAAAAGAAGTTGGCAAACTTTCTCACGCCATCTTCGCCACCAAGAAGTACTTCCATACCCTCATGGCCTATCTTTTCATGGAAGACGGTTCTCTGCGCATCATTGCCATCCTCACAGTTCGGCAGATATACGTGAACGGTATGAGTCTCAGGGTCGTACCATCCCTTGGCTCCCTGCTCCACCTCTGAGCGATATTCCTCAGGCACATCATCCAAAGAAGAATAAACTGTAGCCTCAGCACCACCTAGCTTATTGGCAGTATTCACCACCGAATCAGCGATTTTTCGCTCATTTTCAGCATTTTCTGCTGTTTTTTCTTGCTCAATTGAGAAAAAGTTTATACCTTTGCCATCAGAAAGGGGTGAACCAGAAGACGCTTCGGGCGTAGGGAGAAGGGAGTTCTTAATCTCCATGACTCGCTGGTCAACCCCCTTTTTTGTCTTATAGTAGCTTTTGGCTGTAAGATTACCCTTCTTATCACTATAAATCTCCGCCAGATTTAATGTACCATCCTCAGCTTGCTTCAAGAAGAAGAAAGCCTTGCGATTATCCATCTTCTCGATGCCATACACCACTTGCTCAGGATTCATGATAACATCCACCATAGAGCGCAAATCTTCCTCTGTCAAAGGAATATTTCTTCCAGGATCCTTCTCATTATTTCCGAAGTGGTCTTTGTTCATGTGCTTCAAGTCAGAAGGATTCAGAACAAAGTCTATCTTATCTTTCATCTTCAAGCCCGACAAATCTTCTAGGAACTTCTTGCCCTCTTGCGTAAGAGTACCTATAGACTGAGGTTTGCCATTAAACTCGCCACTCTTTGCCTTATTAAACAGTTCCACCACCTTATCCTTTGCAGCCTTCAAGCCAATTGTGGCAGAGCCGAGACGAGGTTTCACATTAGCCTTCTTACCATACACCTTGGAATAATGCACACCATCATTCTCACCTCCTACAATTCTTCCTCTGTTATCGGTCTCCACAAACGGCACACCTCGTTTCTCTAACTCTTTTCTCAGACTTGGAGTAACCACATTAGAAGGCATAGTGATATTCTTGCCCTTGAACATATCATTAACAATAACATCAGCCACCTCGCTGTCAGGCACGATACGCACAGGCTTATCCCAACGAGAAAGCACCACTTTGCGCTTGCCTGTCAGCTGTCCTTGGATGATACCGGCCTTCCACTCTACTTCACCCACGGCATCCTTGGCTTTATCAGCCTTGTAGCCACTGGTCAGCTCGCTCTTTGGCACCTCAACCTCTACAGTCACGATGTTAGGGCGATTCTGAGCCTCGCTAAACTGGTCATTCAGTGGAGTGCGAGAAGTATGAAGATAAGGATTGTAAGCAGCCTTAAGAGATTTACCATTTCCCTTGTTAAGAGTAAACATACCCTTATCATCAGCAAGCTCTGGTCGCTCGTCTGCCTGTTCCCATTTACCGAGTTCGATAGGTTCCACAAACTTGCCCTTTACCTTTGCAGCCATCGGTGGATAGAGTTTTCCATCTTCGCCTACCTGCATGGCACGATAAACCTTCACCGTGTCTTCTTTATCCAGCTTCTTGATGGTCTCAGGGTCTTTCACAATGCTATAGCTAGCATCATTCCCATTCATCACGATCTGCTCGTCTCGGTTCACGTCCTCAGTCTCCTCAGCCAATGAGTTTCTGCGCTCCTCATCAGTCATACCCAAACGCTTCTCCACATTTCTCGATTCTACCTCACCTGCCAACTTTAGGTATTCTTTGTAAGAATCAAAGTCAGAGCGTGTACTTTCATTCAGGCGAAAACGTTTGATGGCATCATCCATACTTCTATCTGCATAGCCACGTGCAAAGTAATTGAAACCCTTAATACGTGTCTCTTTATCAGGAAGTTCATCAGACATATCTAAATCCTTATATTCCTCAACAAGGGCTTTTTCTACCTCCGATTGATTATACTCACCTCCCATTTCCTTGGCCTTTTCTTCCAATTCATGAGCATAAGCACGTGCCTTCCACTCGTCTTGCGCTGCCTTAAATTCTTTTTCCATTTGTTCAGGTGATCCACCTTTGGTAAAACCCTCTATATACTGGATAGCATGCTGAATCTCGTGATTCAAAATACTATTCATATATTTCAGCTCATCAGCATGAATGGTAATGGTGTTGGTCTTTGCATTATATACACCATTTGAAGGCATATCGTTCATAATGGCATCCGTATCAATACGCACATCCTTCAACTGAGGATAAGCCTCAAAGAGTCCAGGCGCATCAATGACATCAGTAAGTTTACCATCATTCCAAAGCATATCGTCATCAAAACGCTTAACAATATTACCACCGCCAATATCCTTCATATCCTTGATCTTAGCATCTGGCATTTCGTATCTCCATCTACCATCGGCACCACGCTCCCATCCGGTAGCCAGTTTGATAGCCTTGGCATCCTTCTTGCCTCGCTCCATCTCCTCTGCCACCTTTAAGTTATCCATGCGATAGGTCTTTTCCTCAGCCTTGTCAGCCTCTGCAGCACCCATCTCACCACCAAACATGAAGCGAATATCGCTCTTGCGAGAATTGAAACGCTTAGAAGGAGGAATAACGTCACCCTCATCATCATAGGTAACAAGGTCGTTCAACTTTCTATTATTCTTGGCATTCTTGTATTTATACTCCTTGCCATCATCAAAGCCAAACTCGTTTGCGTCATTACCATCCCACCATAGTTGAGTAGCCGGAACTTCATCCTCGATGATACGATATTTGCCTTCCAGTCGATTATTTCCATGAATATCGGCATATTTCTTAGAAGGAGTAACCCAGTCACCATTACGCAACTTTCCTTCTTTCACAGAAGTTGGAACAGCACGATAAACCTTTACCTTAACATCCTTCTCGCCATTCTTAATGGCATCAATAGCCGTATTGATGGCTTTCACAGATTCCAATCCATGAGGAGTGTTCTGAGAATAACGCTCCGGATGAGAGAAGTAATCATCCGGCTGAGGAGTATAGCCCAAAGCCATATCCTCCAGGTTCACATCCGAGCCACTGGATTCCCAATCATCACGTCTCGCCTTGTCGCTTTCATATCCAGGGTTTCCCGGTGCTTTCCATGCGCCTACACCCTGATATGAACTTTCTGTATCATCATAGCCCTTGCGTCTGGCAGCCTCATCAAGCATTTCCCTGGCAGTATCATCATCACCTTTGGCGAGAGCATCCATATACTGCTTGTCAAGTTGATCATCAGGAATCAGAGAAAGTTCCTCCAGGTGCTTTTGGCGCTTGGCTTCCTCTTCCTCTGCTCTCTTTCTAGCGGCTTCCATGGCGTTACGCTGCGCTTCCACCTGCTTCACGCGCTCCTCTATCATGGCATCAACGTCACCAAAGTTCTCCTTCAAGGCTTCATTTACAGGCTTGGTGTACTTAAGAAGTTCCTTTAAAGAGGAAATCTTATCTTCATTTGCCTGCAACAGATGGCGTTTGATATTGGCTCTGGCACGTGCAGCCTCAGCAGTAGAACCCTTCTTAATAGCATTGGCATACATCGCCACATCAGCCTCATCAACCCCAAACTGCTGAGATACAGCCTTTATTTTATCCTCCACAGATAAATTTCCACCATTTCCCTTGGCGGTTTCAGAATTATTGTTTCTAGGCGAAACGTGTACTTCGTTGGCTCCTGCCAAGTCCAAATATTCACCTGTGTCAATTAGGTTAAATACACTGCGAGCTATATCCTTCAAACCATCAGCGTTCGGATTCTCATATACATATTCTGCTACATTAGAATACTTATTAGCCTTGAACTTAGTTTTAGGTGAAGAGTCAACGCGAACCACTATAGAGTAGCCTTTATCTGCCCTACCACCTTTCTTGATAATGCTGAGTGCATTTCCACTATGATCAGAAAGGCGGACGGTAGTCTTTCCACCATCATCAGTCTGATATTTGAAGTACTCAGAAACTTGTGTATCTTTTCCATGCGGAGTCATACCCATACCTTCAAACAACTTTTTTGTGAAGTTGCCAGCAGTAATATCAGCATTTTTTCCCATTGAAGTGATAAAGTTTGCTAAATTTCCTAGATAAAAAGTCTTAGTTGGGAATTTTTTATCTATCTTTGCAGATGAAGGAGCAACGCTTTGCACGCCATCAAGATTATCCTTAGATGGGAGGTACCCATTATCATGGGATTCGGCTAAGTTTCCGTTTTCGGATTTGAGAGATTGCTCCTTCTCTTGACGATTCAACTCTGCAATTCGTTTATCGATTCGCTCTGTTGCATCGTTTTTTTCTTTATTCGACAACTTAACCCCTTCTTTCTTCTCGTTCATCACAGTACGTGGATCCACTCCATTCGCCAAGTCTCTCAACACAAGATTGCGAATATCCTCCAAGGTCATTTTCTTAATGTCCTCAGGCTTCCACTTCGTAAATGTATCAAGAGTCCAATACCAGAACTTCTTCAGCCACTCCTTCAACTTATTGATAACACTCAGTTCCTTGGCTGTATCAAGCGGATTCTCCTTGATAGCATCCTTAGCCATCTGTTCCAGGATGGCAGCTCCGTCCTCACCAGTCAAACGAGCAAAAGCCTCATCGCAAATCTGCTCATCTGTCAGATGATTATAGTTAGGATCCTGCTTCAAATCGGCAAATAGCTGGGTCTGCATGATGAGTTTATCACCATGCGCTATAAGTTCCGGATTCATGTTTTTGGCAGCAGTACGCCAAAGATGTTGATACTCATGAATAGGAGTATTAGGATTCAGATGCTCCTGGTTCAGCACAATCTCCTTGCCATCAGTATAGCCATAAACCACACCCTTACCCTGCGCAAACTTGGTATGATCAACTATCTGTGCGTTGTTCTCATCAAAGATAACATAGTTCATCTTGCCATCCTTGTTACCGCCTGCATTGCGCTGAGCGATAACCTTCACACCAACAAAGCCAGCCTTGGAGAGAGCCATTGATGTTTTCTTGGAAGCATATTTACTATCTATAGCATAATATGCGTCTTTGCCAGTCAATGGGTTATTCTCTTTCTTGCGATTCTCCAACATTCCATCAGCCCACTCCTCATAATAAGCCCTATCAGACTCAGGTACAACAGAGAGTAAAGCCTTTTTCCACATACCAATCTGCTTGGCATTCAAAGGATCATCCCATCCGATGTAGTTGTCACCAGTATCATCAGGAATATCAACAGAGTAAAGGTTGCGAGATATGTCAATCTTTGCAATCTTAAACTTATTGGCATCCAATTTTTGCAACTGCTCAATATCACTTTTATTAACTTCTATTGCAATATTATTAAACCAAGAAGTTTGAGGATTCTCTTTTACCTCCATTTCAGCCTTTTTTAAGTCTTGCTTAGCTCTATACAAATCATAATTTATCGCATTTTGTGCAGTCATTCCATCTTTTTCCATAAGATTGAATATGCGTTGATATAAAGAATTGTTTTCATAGGATGAAATCAATTTACCATCATACAAGTATTCTACTTCTTTATTTTGATGTCTTCTATTATTCTGCTTAGCATAAGCCTTGGCGATACCTTCCACCTCGCTCACATAGGTTCCCCAGCCATAAGCCTGAGCACCTTCGCCACTGCCCATGAAGGAATGATCGAACTTGTCAAAGCTAGCCTGTGAACCATGATAGGTACGCAAGAATCTTACTCCCGGCTCAGCAATAGCCTTCAACTGTCTATCCAAATCCTTATATTTAGCAAACAAGGAATCAAGTTTATCTTGATATTTTTCAAAGGATTTATTCCTACAATCATTCCAAACATCATCAGGAATATCGTTTTCAGAATCCAGTCCATGCTCATCCATGTACTCCTTCATCAACTGAATTTGATAATTATTACGTTCCTGCCCAGTTGAGTTATAAGCATCCTCAGTCTCCTTAATCTGCTTTTTCAACTCATTCTTCTTACGAGTCTGTTCATCTATCTTATATGGATCAAACTCCGAAGGGAATGAGCCAGTAAGCCCAGCCACATTGTCCTCAAAACTCTTATCAAGATTGAAAACCTTGTAGTTACCCCACATAAGTTTATTATAGTAAGAACGCTCCTTTCTAGCCAGTTCCTGCTTCTCAAAGTATTCCGGCATCTTGGTAGGATTGCTCATATCCACCACGGCATACTGCTTCCACTTATCCGGGCGCAACTCCTTGGCAAAGTTATAAGCATTCTCGGCAGCCTTCTTCTCCTCTGGAGTCTTAATCTTAAATCTCATTTCAGGCTGATTCAGCAGCATGGCAAGATTCAGATTATCCTGCGCCTCAGCCACCTTCTCCATATCCTCATTGCTAACCACCTTCACCGGAATGCCAGCCTTCTTAAGCATAGTAGATACGGCATCATAAGCCACCTTCTGTGCCTCCGTCAGATTCTCCGGCTTCACTTCTTTCACATCGCGGTGAAAAGGAAGATCATCCATACTCATCGGTGCATCAAAAGGAAGAGCTTCATTTGCTTGCTTAGCCTTTTTCGCCTCCTCATGCTGAATCATGGCATACTCACGGAAAGGCTTAGTCTTGCGATCAGAAGACTCCAGCCACTTATCAAAGGTTGCCTTAGACACAGAAGTAACCTTACCAAGTCCCTTCCAGCCCTTAGAGTAGTTACTGAGATAAGCCTTAGTAGCAGCCGCCTCATCAGGATAGCCATACATCACCTTATGCTCATCAAACTCTCCAGTCTCTGGGTTCACCTGATCAACAACATAAACGTTACCATCAAAAGTATCAAGGTCTGCAGCGTCATTGATGAACATATCAATATGGTCACCATCCACGCCTATCTTGCCCAGAATATAGCCGTAAGTATCGTGCATGGTCACGCTCCAAGGCTTGCCCTGCTCATCCTTACCGCTGCGAGTCACGCCCTTTGGAGTCTCAACAGTAAAGTCATATCCCCCAAAAGTCAAATGCCCCTTCTTATAGTTTCCTGCCTTCTTCTGCGCCTCTGTAGGATTGGTTTCAGTCTCAGAGATTGCAGTTTCCAGTCTGTCCGCAAATGGAGCAGTCTCATCATTGATCTCATAAGAGGTCGCTTCCTCCATCATTTCTTCCTCCTGATGCTCTAAGGTTCGCAACTGCTGCTCTGCCACAGCCACCTTATTATTTAAGGTGTAGTTTTTGAGGTCTGAGTAATTTTCAACACTACCAATAAGATTAAGGAATGCGTCTCTTATGTCCTGATCGGAATATCCCATTTGCTTTAGTTGCTCTGGCATGTTATCATAGAGAATGTGTACAAACTCTGGAACCGTCTTACCTTCACCTTCTTTGGCGAGTATCTGCAATTTATTGAAGTCCTTTCGTCCCAAACCAGTTTCTTGCTTGATTCCGTTAGAAAGAACACCAGCCTTGTCTTTACCCTCATAGTTCAAAGAGAAACGGCCGATATTGCTAGCTACATACTCTTCAATAGTGTTTGGCTCTGTGTCGGTAAAGTCAGTAGCACCTCTCACCTCTTCGTAGATGGCATTGAGAAGGCTGAGATTACCTGTCTTGATGGCATTCTCTACCTTGACGGCACGCTGCTCTGCAGGTGTCATATCCTCCATTGCCTTGGCTCTGGCTTCCATATTTTCCTTACGATAAAGCGTTTTAAGTTTATCGGCCTGTACCTTTAAATCCTTAGCCGATTCGGTCAAGTTCAGCTGGCGTGCCTGCAACTGGGCCTTGGTTGTGTTCAATTCTTTGAGTTGCTCTGGCTCCAGGTCTATCTCTCCATTCACATAGCGACCAAGCACCTCATCAACACCATCAATCTCTCGCTGTACCTCGTCAGACTGGATGCGGTAGATTTTCTTACGCTCCGAGGTAATATAACTGCTAGCCTCATCCATTGTAGGATATTGCTTCTTTAATTCCTCATCACTAAGCACAGCAACCTCGCGTCCCTCGATAGGAGTAACTTCATCTTCATTCACACCGGCATCAGCTATCTTCTTGGAACGATCAGCCTTGATAGCATCAGCCTCCTCAGGAGTCATCACGGCTGAACGGATTTTATTCCAGTTGTTGAAACGAGCTTGTAAGTCAACTATCTGTCCCTGCATCTGCTTATTGGCCAAAGATCTTGTTTCTGCATTTTCAGGGTCAAGGTCGGCATTAACAGATAACCACTCCTCATTATTAGCGATATGCTCTCGTAACTGATTGATACGTTTCTGAAGGGCTTGTTTCTCGGCTACAATATTAGCGAAAAGTGCCTTGCGGTCTTCCCCGGCTGTTTCCTGAAGGTATTCTGCTGCCACCTTAGGGTCGGTCTGAGTATCTGAATAGTCCGGCTTACCAACTGCATAACCAAAGATACCCTTCCTGTAACGCTCTTGCTTATCTGCCTCAGCCTTTTTAATTTGAGCCTGCTCACGTTCATCGTCCTCGCGATCCAAATGTTCATTGATTGTGTTGTCGAGCGCATTCTTGCGCCATGCTGCAAACTCCTCTTTAGATAGGGGAAGATAATCTTTGCCATCAGTAAGTACAATCTTTCCGTCCTCGCTATATCCGGCAAAGGTCATGTTGATATTAGCATCACCCTCCTCCATGGCAACTGTAACCTGGTCATTCGGTTTCAAACCGCTGCCATCAAACTGGCTGATAAACTGCTTATTTCTTGCATCTTTCTGCTGAGCCACAGCTTTCTCGATGTATTGATCAAGAGGAACAGGAGTGCCCTTCTCTATAATACTTGCTTTAGATACCTGCTTAATCATAGGCTGTCCCTGCTCATCAGGAACAACAACAAAGGCTCCACCATATTCGTTGTCTTTTTTCAGGAACACCTGTTTTCCACTATCCAAAGTAGCAGGAACTATGTTTCCGTCTTCCGTCTGGTATGGCCAGAGCTGTTCCTTCAAAGCCTCACCATAGCCATCATCGGCATGCTGTAGAGCATCAATAGCCCCCTTCTTGGCATCCATTGCCTCTACATACTTACTGATAGCCTCTTTCTGTGCTGGAGTCAAACTACTTGCACGCTGAGCCACAAACTGTTCCATATCTCTACCTTCATTATAGGCATTGGCTACAATATCAGGCATCTTCTCGTTATCAGCAAACGCTCGCTTCAAACGTCCTGTAGCTAAATCACTATTATAATCGATAGCCTGCAAAGCCTCAGAATCCCCATTCTTATAGGCATTCTGTCCCATAACAAAAGCATCAGAGCCTGCAACCTTTGTCTCAGGACTTGCACCCTCAGCAGAAGAGTTTGAAACGTTTGCAGGGTTTGCAGCAACTTCTGCATCACTCGGAGTTGGTACGGATTTGGTACGGTCTTGGTACGAAGCAGGTCCCTCTGAAACTGGAGGCTCCTGGCCACCAGCAGAACCCTCAACAGGAGATACCGGGTTTTCGCCTTCAATCCTCTTCTGCTCATTTCCATGGGCAGTATTATAGAGATCATCCATCGTCTGCTTCATTTCACGTTTCAGTTCGATGGAATTGTAAAGTTCCTTAAGGTAAGACTCAACCAAAGGTGCATATTTCTTATCTTTCGACTCCAAAGCCTTACGAAGTGTACCGCGCGCCACGCCATGGGAATCCTCAAACGTGTTGACAAATTCCCTCATCACAGAACTGTTCTCCAAAGCACTGTCATAATAATGACGATAGGCATTAATCTGCTTCTGCTCCTCATCAGTAAGGATAATACCCTTCTGCTGCTTATCCATGATTTCCTTGATGGCACCAGCATTCTGATGAAGATAAACCGCTGCCTTATCCTCATCTGTCAATTTCTCACCCATATTATATTTCTGGGCTGCCTTGTTGTATAAGCCTTCAAGATGCTCCTGCGTAAACTCATTGTGGAACTCACCTTCCAGCACAGAAGCCAAACCAAGAGTCTTCTCATACTCAAGTTTCTTCTCATCATTACGTGCAGCATCATGAGAAGAATACTCCTTGCGGTCGATTACGCCTCCATCCTTATTATAGGTTTCCAAATAGTACTTACCATCGTCACCTCTATATACCTCGCTATCAATAACAGGCGAGAAAGAAGAAGGTCGTTTGCCTTCTACAACTGCCATCATCTTAGCCTTCAACACCTCCGGAACACTCTTGTCGTTCATCAGGTCCATATACTTCTGGGTTAACTGCCCATCAAGTCGCTGAGCATTCTCACCAACCACAGCATACTCCCCGATGCCCACCTTCTCAAAAGCATCACGAAGACCATCATAGCCGAATCTCTTCAACTCGGCAATATTCTGATCAGTGAAGTCAAACTTCTTGTTAAACTCCCTTGCGTCCTTGAATCGAGCATACTTGCCCACCATGCCCGGCAAGCCGATAGCAGTAAGGTTCGCCATGCTCTCCAAGAAACTCTCGGCAGCATCCTTGCCTGTAGGCTTAAAGTTAGGGTCATGCGCCATGCGCTCCAGTATCTGCTGCCCGGTCATGATACCGGAATCCGCAACCTTACCACCAACATCAGCCAGAATATTAGCAGCCAAGCCTCTGCCCTTACCTACCATGTTAGCGATGGTTCCACCCTGCATGATGGCACCTACGGCACTCTGTTTAGCCACCTCGCCCAGAGTATTAGCGATAACCTTACCCACAGAAGGATTGTAAATCTTGCCATTCTCGTCAAACTGACCAGTACGATAAGTTTCATCAATAGGCTTTGAAATAGCCGACTGACCACCAAAGGTAACAGCACCATGCACAGCTCCACTCTTCAAAGCCTCGGTCTTGCTCTTGCCGATAAGCACCTTGGCAGCTCGCTCTGCCATCTTACGCTCCATACCCTTAGCCATCAGGTCACCTGCCAGTTTACCCTCTGCCTTTGCTATCATACTCTTGGTCAACTTGCCACCAGCAGCTCCAGGCAACCAATAACTCCAAGCATCACCTGCAAAGGTCAGAGCACCGCTAGCCACGTTCTCCCAGAAGCCCGGCTGATACTGCTGATTGGCAATATCCTCCAGCCAGTTCTGGTAGTCCGTCTGAACAGCCTTGCGAATAATCTTACCCACAATAGTGTTACCCAAACCAGTCTTCATGATGTACTCAGCACTACCCTTAGGCATCATACCCTTAATCTCCAGCTGGTCCAACTCATTCTTAATGGCAGCATTGATCATTGGCTTGAACTGCTTAGGATTACCATTCAGAGTGCCATTCAAGCCATACCGTTGCATCACCTTAAATGCGGCATTGCTCATGTCATTCAGGAACTTCGGATTCCGGTAGAGTTTGCCAAACTTCTGCTGCAAACCAGAAAGCACCTTTGCAGGATCCTTGGCCTCGTTTGCCTCATACTGAGCACCAAGTGCTGTACCCAGTCGGAGATTAGCCGGAATAAACTGGCTTCCTTCCATTCCCTCCGTAAATGCCTTACTACCTGCCTCCTGAGCCTTGTTGTACTCATCCACTACAGATGGACTCACATATTTATTAATAACGTTAGAAAGCGCATCATTGATGTCCTGGTTCATCAGTCTGTCCTGTACATGCTCATCGTGAGCATAGAGGCGTGTTGCGATGCCCTCAGCTATGTTGCGGTAGTTCGGACCATATTTGTTCACCAGACTCTGCACCATAGCTGGCTTCAGGAAATGAGCCACATAGTCATCATAACTGATACCCATGCTGTCTGCCTCCTGCTTCAACTTATCCTGCACACCATGGCTATACCATTGCGCATCGATACTCTGCTCAGCATCCTGCACCGTATCATCAGGCAAAGAAGATACTACATGGTTGGTAACGTCCATGGCAGAACGGTTGGCATATCTGTACAAAGCAGGCATCACCATATTCACTGCCTCCTCATTGCTATTGGCAGTACCATCAGCCAACAAGTCGGCAACCATATTCGCAAAGTAATCGCCCTCCTTATCCGGTCTCTGCTTCCAGTTCTCAATATAGTTGGCAAGTTTGGCATCCATCAACCCCTCATTATTCACCACACCAGTTGGTGTTGTAACAGGAGACGCATTAGCTGATGATGAAGAAGAAGCTTCTTCCTTCACAGGCATTTCCTCACCTTTTACAACAGGCTGAGGAATCTCTGGTGATGGCTGATATGTTCCGTTGCTCGTCTGAACACCAGTAGGAATCATACCCAAGGCTTTTGCTATAAGACCAGGCTCCTTGTCTGTTGTTTCCTGCTTCTCGTCCTCAGGCAAAGTTCCAGTCATCCATTTAGTAAACCATGATCTGTTATCTTCCTTTGGCTTTTCTGCTACAGGCTTCGCTGCTGGTTGCGCAACCTTTGGCTTATTCTCTACAGAAGCACTTTGCCCACTACTCTGAGGAGTTGAAGGCTTTTGAGCAACAGGTGATTTACCAGAAAGATATGTTTCTAAAGATTTTTGGTCTTTAAAATTATCATATCCTGCTTCACTTAATGCATTATAAAGTGTAGCTACATTTTTGCTGTCAGAAACATAGTCTCTAAACTCCTGCTCTGTACCAACATCATCATAACCATCATCAATTAACGCTTGATGTAATTTCTTTATATTATCGTCCATATTATAATTTTAAATGTTTACCTTTATTTGTTTTGCCATTATTTGATTTTCTACCAATGCCAATACCGAGGCTCTTAGGTACAAGACCTCGTTCTTCAACATCATCAACAAACATTCTTTGAAGACCTGCATTCCACTGCTTGCCAGTATCTCCATTTTTACCAATGCCATACTTTTCTTCATAAATAGAAGCAAGATTATTGCCTCCCTTCTTTTTCATGTAATTAAAGTATTTGATGAACCTTTTACCATATTCTGCTTGAGAATATTTTGGCGTTGTTCTAATCGTCTTATTAGTTGCAGCATTGTTCCTTGCTGTTGTCGAATTATTCACGGCAACATGAGAACGACTATCTGCAGCCTTTGCAGCTGCTGCATCAGCTTGATTGTCAAGTAATTTTCCCTTCTTGCCTCTCAAAAAATCCTCTGTCTCCTCCTTTGATTCATTAAAGTCTGCAGCTGTAGAATGTTGTCTTGCAGATTGAGTCACTTCCTCAACCTTTACAGGAGTGAGAGCATCCGTTTGATTCTTCTGTGAACTACGATAAGCAGCCAGTGCGTCATTTGCCTTTGCAGCAGCCTCTGCCTGCATCTGTGCCTGTTTGTCTTGACGGTCCTTCCAGATATTCGCCATCATCTGGTTATATCCCTTGGCACGAAGAGCCTCAGTTGCCTCTCTTATCTTGCGTTGACGATCAGTAAGTTCTTGTGCAGATTCTATATTTTGTGATGGAGCACCTTGAACTGTACCAAAAAAGTTACCCAAGTGCATAAAAAGGTTACCCCATTGTTCCCATTTGGCTTGATTCTCTGCCTTTTTATTTGCAGCCACAGTTTTATCGGCATCACCAAGTGAAGAAAGCCAAGGCATGAAGGCAGACCAGTTTCCATCACCATTCTTCTGGTAATCCCTCATAATGTCATAAGGCTTCATCTTCTGCAAGATAGGATTCTGTTCTATCTCGGCATAAGGTCTGCTCCAGTCTATCTTGATACCTTGGTTAGGCTCCACCTTGGTAACTTCCTCGGTTGGCTGCTTGGCAAAAGATTCCTTGCCACCATTCCCAGTAATACCGGTCGTATCTATGGCTGTACCCTTTCCCGGTTCTGTATCAGTTGTCTGAACTGGTACTGCAACCTCCGGCTGCCCCACATTATCAGAAGGGAAATCTGTAATAGGAGTTGCTGCTGTTGCCGGACGTTTAAGGGCCAAATCATCCAATATAAATCCCATAATTACCTCCTTCCTTAAATTGGCAATGCACTTGCAGCTCCAGCCAAGCCACCAGCAGCATTCGCGATATTCTTAGCAGTACCAAGAGCCTTTTCCTTCTTGGCAGTGGCGATGTAGTTAGTCATCTGGTCTATCTGCGAATCTGCAGTATTCCACACATTTTCTTTGGTCTGAGCACCTTGTACGGCCGCCTGCTGCATGATATTACCCACCTGCTCCTGGGCAGCCTGCTTACTCAGCGCAACCGCTTCATCAGAACCGCCACTAACAATATTGGTGTTCTTGGCGGTTGCTGTAGCATTATCCAATACCTTCTGGGCATTGGTCACGGCTACCTGATTCTCCGCTGACTGAGTAGGATCCTGATAATACAAGTTGTCACGATGATCCTTCACCTGTTGCATACGGTCTTGAAACATGTTGATATAATCATTATATCCCTTGTTTCTTGCTTTAGCTGCTAGAGCACCACCTACAGCAGAGGTCAGTCCACCAGCAATACTTCCAATTAATCCCATAAAATTCGAATTTTAATGTTTAATGTTCAAAAGTAATGCGTTTTTCTTACCTATCTGTGATAAGTTCCGCAACTTGAACACCAAGTTTCGTAATTTCTTACTATATTTGCACCCGAAAACTATCAGTAAGCATTAAAAATCAATAGAATATGGCAGTAAAACAAGACAATAATAATGAGCCGAAGCCAAAGAGGAAGAAGACTGGCGGACGTAAGGCTGGCACACCTAATAAGGTTACCAAAAGTGTACGTGAAAGCCTCCGTGATGCCCTTACTGGCTACATCAATGGTATCAATGAGAAGAACTATTCACTTTTCACGGATCTCATGCAGATTGACGAGCCTGCCGGACGTCTTTCGATGGTGGCAAAGTTCCTTCCATACGTGGCTCCCAAACTCCAGTCTGTATCGTTCAATAATGATGAATCCAGAAACTTATCTGTGGAGGAATCTTTCATGCAGTTGGAAGAGAAATTTGAGAAACAAGAAACCACTATCAACATCAAAAATCTCAAAATTGTTAATAATAGCTAATTATAAAAAATGGGTAGCCCTCTCTAAATTTTCTTCAACTTTAGAGAAGTCTACCCTTGACTTGGTTATCGAGCAAAAACGCTCTATTTTAACTTATATTGGGTCAATTTTAATCTGTATTAACACAAAATAGCTATTTTATGTCCCAGACTCGTTCAAAGTACTTCGTCTGGTTCTTGGTGATATTCTTCACCTTAATCTGTATCGTGCAGTTCTTAGGAACAGTATCATGTATGCTGGCCATGAGCTGCTCTATTATCTCATCTGTATTCTTGTAGCCCTTGCCATCCACATGAGCCACAACCTCACCCATGAAGTAGGCATCAGCAGACAACTCAAAGTTTTCCTCTACCTTATCGAATACAGGCAGATGATGTTCCTGCATTCGCCTGCTTGGATCATTGGTAAAGAAGACCTTCTCCACCACCTTCTCATTTAGTTCCCAAGCCCTAGAGAAATCTGGCTTCACATATCCGCTTGTTATCCTATGAGCTGTTGCATGATTCATAGCAAAGCCAATCTCTGCATAGTTGGCACCAATATCATTCTGGGCTACTGTGGCCCAAGTGTGCCGGAATGTATAAGGAGTATAAAAATTATCATCAGGCATACCCAAATAGTTCTTACAGATAGCTTTAATAAAATGTATCAAATTCGTATCCATAGAACGATTAGTGGAATACATTTTATGAAAAATAAATAGATAAGGGTCACTTTCCTCAGAAAAATATTTCTCCAAGGTTGGTAAAAGCATATCCGGCACTCTCATTTCTATATACGCTTTATCATAACGACGCGTACTTGTTTTCTTTCTCTCATAGTGCAAGATTCCATCATAATAGTCCACCTTTTTCATTTTCATGAGGTCAGCTACATTGATGCCAGCCAAGCACAATATCATCTTGCAAACATCCAGAGCCAACTGCTGCCGTGGATACTCAGGAGTAACGGCAAAAAACTTTCTACACTCCTCCAGTGTGATGGCACGCTTGTGTGGACCTGCTTTTTTCTCTATCTTTATCTTATTCCAAGGATTGAATTTTATTGGCATAAGACCTGCCTCCTCATCATTAAATTTCTTGATACCTTCCAAATAAATACGCTTAACCAAAGAAGGATAATAATTTCTGCTACTAGGCTTATTCTCCATGGTTTTCATCCATGCTGTCAGAAGACGTACAGTTAAGTGCGAAAACATTACCTTATCAGTACCAGCAAAGTTTTCCAAATGTTTCAAAGCACTTTCATAAATTTGGCGTGATGAAGGCTGCAAAGAAAGTGATTGAAGATAAGAACGAGCAAATTCAGAAAAACAAATATCCTGTGCAGAAGTCAAAAGGTAATCTCTAACCTTATAAACAGACCAGTCAGTTATATCAAGTCTGTTCAATTTGTCAACCCAGCCATTTATTTGGCTCATACAGGCTGCGAGCACGAATGAGTCCTTCACCTCTTTCGTGCCCTTAACCAATCCTTTGTCTGTTACAAACTTATCGGTCTTAACTACCAACTTTTGACGGTTATGCAGTATTCTAATGTAAACTGGATAATAACCATCAGAACGTTTCTTTGAAACTACCACTTTAAATGTTGCCATATTACCATATTTTTTTTGCAACTGTTTTGCAACATTACATTACACATGTCCTATTTAACGTGTCAAACGTAAAATTTTAGCACGAAGATAAGTGCTTATACATCAACACATTAGATATATATAGCTGATATTCAGATATTTATCAAAAACCATGATGTAAAATCACCGTTTTAATCATATTACCCTTTATTTACTAATACTCTATAATGTAGTGCGCAACTATCTTGCAACACGTTGCGATTTATTATTTACTAAATTATTTTTCTATTTTCCACACCAGCCACACAAGATTTTGCCTTGATCTATTGCATTAGCCTCATCTGACTCAGAGGAAGAAATCACAAGCTAAGAAACAAAAACAATATACCTATTAAGGCCAGAATACAATTAGCAAAAGCTAGGTGAAGCCAATAAGCTACTGTTCTTGCTCCGTCTGTCTCTACATGCTCGCCTACAATAGCCCCAATACTGCCTCCTAGCATTATTGAGAGGAAACATCCCAAGTGCCAAGTTAAAAGAATCCCGACTAAATCCTTTGCTGTTGCACGAAAAGCCATAAAATAGCAGAAGCATATCTGGACGAGAAATGCTCCTACTATCTGGCTATCCCTTACTACGCCTCTCCATTTGTATGCAGCAACAACTGCATATAAAAAGGATATAAGTAAAAGGACTACAAAAGTTCCCATAAATAAATATGCAATAAACGAAATGTGCTAACCCTTACAACATATTATTTTGGCGTAGCCAATTCTTTCCATTAGATGTGGCACAAAAAATCAGAAATGCCACACATGGGATTCCTACCATAGCTAAAATAATCAATGTTCCCATAATCTTACCTCCTATTTGTTTTTTGTTTATTATTTCTGTTTATATTATCGTTTCTTTTCTTTTTCTCTTCTTCCTCCTTATCTTTATCGCGAGTCAATATAAGACCGCAAACCAAGAGCAATAGAGCAACACTTCCGCTCAATATGTATATTAACCAACGTTTATCTTCTAAGTCTTTTATTAATGACATTGCAAATATTGCTGTCAAGAAATACTTAGAAACATCAATCATATACTTACCTAATTCTTTATTCCACATGCAAATTTACAACTTTTATCTTAAACTCATTTCAAAAACCCTCGTTTAAATAATTATATGGACCATAATAAATGCGTACACCATACTTATTTTCATTGGGATTGTTAAGCTTAAAGACATCTATCAAAAAACCATATTTTTAATCATATTACCCTTTATTTACTAATACTCTATAATGTAGTGCGCAACTATCTTGCAACACGTTGCGATTTATTATTTACTAAATTATTTTTCTATTTTCCACACCAGCCACACAAGGTTTTGCCTTGATCAATGGCACTAGCCTCATCTGTAAAAGTTATCTTGCCTGTACTTCTCTTAAGAGCTGGGCAATTTCTGTCCTTATGGTACCGCTTAGAACCTGGACTGTCTGATACATATACGTTGCCTCCTGCTGTTTCTGCAGTTTGGAAGGCATCAGCCTCAGCATTATTAGAAGAGGAAGACAATCTACCTATCGAAAAGCCAAGCATCAAGAAACCTATACAGAAGGTCACTAGACCAAAGCAAAAGAACTTCTTTGATAGTCTCAGCTTTCTATCTATATTAGCATTCTCCATTTCTATCATTATATTTACTCTTTACTATTATATTTTTTAAGAAATGAGATAAATAATATCAGCCAGATAAATATTGGTGATATATCAGTAAAATATTCCCAAAATCCATTATCTGTAGATATTTTCCAAGTAATGCACCACAAGTAAGAAGGTATATTAAAGAGAAAACATAGTCCAATCAATGGATTTACCCCCAAACAAGACAACTTACCTAATTTTACTCCATGCTTCTTTGCCTCAATCCACATTTTAATGTGATTTGCTTGGACAAAAAATACGATTGGTGACAAGCATACCACAATTGAACATAATAAAACACGAAGCCAACCTTGCGTACACAAGGAAACAAAAGCACATATTGGAGCAACAACTAAACCTAACAAATAGAATACGTATAATAAACGAAACACAGGATTAAGACTTAGTTTAACGTCCGAGTTTGTTTCTATATTCTTATTAGTTGGTTCAAAAGCCATCAAAAATAAAAAGTCACCTTCCAACTGCATTGAAACAGCATATTTGTCGTTACATAAATATTCACCTTTTATCCCTAATTTTCTTTGCAACTTTACATCTATTTCTTTCAAGTTCGACTTTCTCACAATATCATCGAACAAATGAATTAAGTCCAATTTTGCCATATTGTATTGATGCATATTAGATGGTGCTGCACCCAAAGCAACAACACTAACATATTCAGTTTTATACACTTCTATTTGTATAAAGAACTCATCATAAAGTTCGAAGGAGCGAAGCTCGCATATCGTAATTGTTGTATGGTCAGGCTCATTGCTAGGAGATTCTTTTATCTCTACATTTTTGCGAGATAATATTTGCCTCATTTCCGAATAAGGCATTCCAACATAAAAGTCTGAAATCTTGATTAGACCATCATCATTAATTTTTATATCAAATATAAGCATATTCAATTTAATTTTAGATTTATATCTATTATCCTACATGTACCTGACTTCTTGATGAAAGACCCTGAATCTCCCTGAGCACCTTATTTTCTGCTCTTAGAGCAATCAACTCTTCATACATCGCTGAATTATTTATAGGCATAGCCTCAACAGCAGATGATGCTCCATTGATAAGTTCAGCAGGCTGGACACCTAAAGCCTCAGCCATTTTTTCAACGAGCCTCAAAGAAAGATCACCACCATCAAAGATATTAGCAAGCACGGAACGAGTAACACCAATTTTAGAAGCAAGGTCTATCTCGCTTATTCCTTTATCAAAAACAAGCTGGCGTACAATCTTAACATTAAGCAGAGTTGTTTTTTCGCTTCCATTCGAACCATACAACTGAAAGAAATTAAAACCGAGTGCATTTGAAATTTCAACCAACTTATCAGTTTTTATATTATCACTTTCGAGAATGCGACCAACATTTGGCTGAAGTACACCTATTTTCTTTGCAAATTCGGACTTAGACATGCCAAGTTCGTTAATTCGCTGCTCTATACATTTTCCTATAATTATATCCTTTACCATAACGTTTTATTTAATATAAGTTAATATTATATGTATAATGATAAAGATATATTAAATCTTATATCATTTTGTATATAGCTATTATTATTTTTAATATCTTTGCATCGTAAAGTTAGTAAATAAATACATAAGTACCAAATAAATTTGAAGAAAAATGAAGAATGAAGATAAAATATTTCCGGAATCGGCAAAAGCAGAGGATGGATAAAAGATAAAAAGGGAGAAGCCTGTGACCCTTCTCCCATGAAATAGGCAAGCTAAGTTTAAGCTTAAACAAAGAAATGGAAAAAGTTACCTGTCTTAGGATAGATAATCTTACCACCCTTACGAATGTATCGGCAAAAAACTTCTTTCTTGCCATTTTCTGTTTGCAAATTATTCATTATAGAGTCTCCTCCTTTCTCGACCTTTACGACCACATCAACATGGTGTGGAGGTCGCTGCAAGAAGTCGGACCTGCAACGAAAAAGCCCTCGGCACAGGACCAAGGGCTAGTTTCTTTTCTCTTCGCAGAGCATTCCATAACAGACTTGTCTGCCGAGAAGGAGGAGACCTCCATGAATAATTTGCGCTGCAAAGTTAGTAAATAAATAAATAAGTTCCAAATAAATTTGAAGAATAATGAAGAATGAAGATAAAAAAGTTCCTGATGCGCCTAAAAGGTTATGGGTTTTTCCATATCATTTAAATCGGTTAGGAGGCCTAGTATATGCAAATGGACATTCCTATGAAGAATATTGGGAAGGGCATGAATATCCAAAGAATTTGGATAAAGATGTGGAATACATCAGCCTCAGCCAATCTTGGCACGAAGCAAAGGAAGTTCCAGAAGATCTGCACACCTTTATCATCGGTGTTTCCAAAAACTTCACTCATCCGGTTCTTATAAACTTAGAACAAAAATGCCTGCATAAGTTTTATGATGCTCTCAACATAAGCGATAAGATGAAGTGGAACGGAATCATCCGCAAAGATTTCCGCTTCGCTTACTGGGCTTACATCAAGGACTTAGTTCCTACCATAGAGGAAGGAGGCACAAAATGAAAAAGAATAAAGCTCTATTCCTCGATATTATGCTCAATGACAGATTTGTATGCACACTGAAATACATGTATTGTCCATTGTTCGCAATTAAATACGAGGCGTTAATAAAGTTTGTTCTCGATAAGAGGCCGTCTTTGAAAGGCAAACCATTCAGAATAATGTTTTGAAACAACAAACGAAACAAAGCGTATGAAAAAGATAATGTTCAATGACCTGTACGGTCTCACCGAAGCAGTTTTAGATGGCCGCAAGACTCAGACCAGAAGAATCGCTTATGAAAAGCCTTTCAAGCATATCCGTAGCTGCGGTTTCTGTACGGAAGGTAAAGATAAAGGCAAGCTCGCCATCAATGATGGAAATGAGATTGTGGCAAAGTCCACTTATAAAATAGGTGAAGTCGTAGCAGTCGCACAAAGATACTGCGACATTCCGTTTGCCAATGATATATTCATAAGGGAAGTTCCCATAGGATGGTCAAACAAGATGTTTGTGAAGTCTGATTTGATGCCTCATCAAATCAAAATTACCAACATTCGGTGTGAAAGACTACAGGACATCAGCACCGATGACTGCATGAAAGAAGGAATCTTCTGTAGCCACATCGATGGTTTTGACGATGCTTATACATACGATGCCACATTTGATAGATTTGTGAAGAAATGGTGGTACAGAACTCCTATCAAAGCATACAAGATGCTTAGCTGCAAGCTCCACCTCCACTGGGACAGCAATCCTCTCGTTTTCGTTTACGATTTCCAACTAATAAAATAATAATTAAAATCAAGCAATATGTCAGAAGAAAAAGTACCACTCAGACCTCAGATCAGAGAACTGGAGTTGGGTAAATCAATCAGTTTCCCTATCCAGAGAATGAGAACGATCAAGACAACCTGCTCGGAATTAGGTGTAATTTACTGTCGTAAGTTTAGAACCAAAATCAACCGGGAGAAAGAGATCATCACAGTTACAAGATCCAAATAAAAACAATAGTCATGAACGAAGTAGTACAAATCCAGTTTGCAGATAAGATGCTATCCTTTGATACATTCCTGTCAGCCATACGCAACGTTGTGAAAGAAGAAGTCTGCAAGGCTGTGGGTAAACGTCCGTTCCTCACACAAGCCAAGGCATACGACATCTACGGAAGAAAAAACGTAGAGCGATGGAAACGTGAAGGAAAGGTGAAAGACTTCGCAAGAGGCAGAAATGGCAAAATTACTCGCCACGAATACAAAGTATCAGAGCTGGAAGCCTGTGCCTGCCAAGTTCAAGACTATCTGTGTCCCAAATAAGATAAAGTTATGAAAACAATTAAGACCATCTTCTGCATTGCCATCTGGCTAGTCCTTGGGTGGCTCTGCCTCAGTAAACTCTCTCAGGGCTATCATGATGAGAATCTCATTTTACAGATGCCTCAGAGTACCTATGATGAGATAGTAGATACTCTTACCACTCGTAATGGCTTTCAGCCTACCGAGCATCAGATAGTAACTTACTATTATGAGCGATTCCAGAAGTAAGAGCACCTATGCAGCTCGCAAGTGCCTCCTCTGCCATGATGGGCGTAACTGCATCAATGGCAAGTATTGCCTTAAGCACAAAAGATACGTGCAGCATCAGGAGAAACTTCCTTGCGAATGAAAAATAGATTAACTAACCATCCTGCAAAGGATATATAAGAAATTAACAAAGTAATAGCTATTTAAACTAAATAATATGGAACAGAACAACAAACAGACAATGCCATACTTCGAACTTGGCAACCTTTACGTCTTCAACGAAGAAGACGAGGATGGAGAGTTTACCATCATAGGCAAACTCATCGCCAAGAACGAGAGTCAAGACACATTGACATTTGGCAATCAGTATGAGATTGAGACCGAGAAATTCGTTACCGATCAAGCATTTGACCTTCGTATTAGTACAAACAAGGAACTGCGAGAAGCGACAGAGGATGAAGTCATCTTGTTTCAAAACGCTTTCACTCTCTGGAAGAAGAGCAAGGAGCATCCATCATTCAAGACCTTCGATAAGGTTCTTGTGCGTAACCAAGATGAACATAAATGGAGACCAGCAATCTTTGTACAAACACGTATAGGTGATTCCCCATACAGGTACAACGCTTTGCTATTGTCTACCGGGCGAGTAGGTGACTTTGTCCAATGCATTAAATACGAAGGTAATGAGAAACTGGCATTCACCGCTGCCCTGTTTTAGGTAAACAGAAATGTGGTTTTTATATAATTTCAATCATCATGGAATCAGAAAAAGCAAAGTCAAACCGCATAGCCCGGCAGCGAGAATACTATCTTAAGCATCGTGATAAAATGTTAGCCTATTCTCGCAAATACATCAAGGATCATCCCGAAAAGCAGAAGCTATATCGGGAAAATGCAGACAAGAAACGAGCCAACGGTACGGGATATTATCAGAGATACTATCAGCGCAACAAAGAAAAATTGCTGGAAAAATCTAAGAGCTGGAGACAGAATCACCCCGAAAAGGTGAAGGAGTACCAGCGCAGATACTATCAGAAGAAAAGAGCAGCAGCAAAGAAAGAAAAGAAGATAATGCTGAATCCAGATATAGATAAAGTAAAATCACTCTTCCGTGATCCTTCTAAGACTGTTCACCTACAGTGGCTCCTGGAACACAACAGAAACAAAAGTAAGCAATATGAATCACGCTAGTTTATTCAGCGGAATCGGTGGTGCAGAGGTCGCGGCATCCATGATGGGATGGCAGAACCTCTTCCATTGCGAGATACAGGAGTTCCCTCGCAAGGTGCTCGACTACTGGTTCCCAAATTCAGAAAGTTATGAAGACATTACCAAAACAGACTTCCATCAGTGGCAGGGAAAAGTCGATGTTCTCACCGGAGGATTCCCATGCCAACCTTTCAGTGTTGCAGGCAGAAGAAAGGGAACAGACGATAACCGCTATCTCTGGCCACAGATGCTTCGAGCAATACGGCAGATACACCCCACTTGGGTCGTTGGTGAAAACGTTGCTGGCATCAAGACGATGGTGGAGTCCTGCCAAGTCACTCAGATGGGACGCACAGACCATCTTTTCGAAGAGAATTACCTATACCGAGAGGAAAGCCGATTCACCCTCGACAAAATCTGTGCAGACCTCGAAGCCGAAGGATATTCCGTCCAACCGATTGTTATTCCAGCTTGTGCCATCGGAGCACCACACAGAAGAGACCGAGTTTGGATTGTTGCCCACCGTTCAGACCCAAGGGCTGAAACAGTGCAACAAGAAGGGCAAGACGGAATTTGTTCCGCTAGACCTTCTCCCCACACCCAATGCGATGGACATAGCCCACAAAGACATGGAAATCAACGAGCGAGGGCGAAGAAATCCAAAGAAGGGCAAGACAGACCACAGCCTAGGTCTAGAAGACATGGCAGTGGCACAGCTTCTTCCTACGCCCACGGCACTCGACAAAGGAGGAGGAAGAATAAACAAGAGCCTTTCACCGAATGCAGCAGAACGCCCAACCTTGGCACTCGCCGCTCGAAAAGGCTTGCTTCCCACTCCTTGCAGCATAGAAGCCACGAAGTTCACCAAGACCATCAATCCCAATTCCCAGATGGGGCAAGGACTAACAGCCTTGGCGGTCAACGGTCTTCTCCTCACTCCAAGTGCAACAGATGGTCTCAGAAGTACAATGACAATAGATTTGAAGAGCCACAACAAGGAGAATGCCAACTTGGCGGAGCAGATAGCCCACAAAGTAGGTGGCGGAACTTCCCAACTCAATCCCCTGTTTGTAGAGGAAATGATGGGATTCCCTTTGATGTGGACAGCCTTACCATTTCTTTCCCCAAGTGGAGACAAGAATCCATAAAGGCTTACGGCAATGCCTGGGTTCCACAAGTGGCTTACGAGATATTCCGTGCCATCGAGGCAGAAGAAGAAAACAACAAATGATAGAAATCGTAAATTCTATATTCCAAATAAAAGAAACAGCAAATGAAAACAGATGGCTACATTCTTACTCCAGAGCTGCTGCAGTGGCGTTACTTTCATCGTCCGGTGGTGGTACAGGTGCTCATCTACGTGCTCCTGTCTTCCACCCACAATGAGGCTTCCGCTGCTACGCTCTCCTTACGTCTGTTGGCTGATCGGCTCCATACCTCGGTCAAGTCTATCCGCTGTGCCATCGATGTTCTCATACAGGAGCGAATCATCACAAAATGCAGCTCCCCTAAAGCCTCAACAATAGTGTATGTTAACAGTTCGCATCCCCTCTCCCACTGCATACTACCCTATCAAAACCCAATAGGGGCACAGAATGGGGCACTCTTTAGGGCACAGATAGGGGCACAATCAGGGGCACAGATTTTAACTTCGCAAGTTGCTGATACACAAGGGTGTGCAGCATATCTACAAGGCAACAAGGGCACAGATAAGGGCACGATTAAGGGCAAAGATGGGGCACGCTCCAGGGCACACCCTAAACAAGGGGCACACAAAAAGGCACAGTCTGGGGCACAGATTAACAATCCCGAAACCCCTTTAAATAAAGGTGATTCCGAAGATTCTGCCGAAGTTGAGGGCACAGCCAAGGGCAAGGGTAAGGGCACAGAAGTAAGAGGAAAGAAACAAATAAAAGAAAACATTTCCCCCGAACCCCCTATAAAAGAAAACAAACAAAGAAAGGAGAAAGCCCACACCCACACACAAAAAAAAGAAAAAGAAAAAAAGTCGTTGGATCCGGAAGTTCAGTTCTCGGAAGTGCTAAGACTCTTCAATCGCCTCTTTCTTGGAACGCAGGTCAAGCCAATCTCAAAGATGACTCCCGACCGCAAGAAGATGGTGGCAAAGTTTATCTCAGACTATTCCTTCGAGGATATAGAACCGATGCTTCGAAAGGCTCTCAACTCCGATCTTCTCTCAGGGCGCAAGGATGGTGGATGCTATATCTCCTTCAACTGGCTCTTCAATCCGAAGAACTACGAGGCTCTGATGGAAGGAACCTTCGACAATCCTACAGTTGTAGCCTCAGCCGGGAAGAAGCCTCAGCATTCAAGTTCTCCACCACCTTCTCCTCCACAGCCTCAACGCCAGGAGACCAACGAGGAAATAGAAGCTCGCCTCAGAATGAAAGAAGAGCGCAAAAAGGCTGAGGAGAAAGAACAGACCGAAGCCCTACGGCAGAAGTATCTAAGCTGGATAGAAGCCGCCAAGAAGAACCCGAATGGCTCGATGGCAAAGATGGTGAAAGATGCCTACAAGAATGGCACTCTAGCTAAACTGGGCATCGTCTGGAATCCATCAGTGGCAGAAGAAGAACAGTCACTGGCCGACTTGGATGATCAGACTCAGAATTATCTCCAGTCTCTCCTCAGCGACTAAGATACAAGTAACAAACAATTTAATTCATACGATTATGGACAGACAAGAATTAATCGACCGCCTCAACGGCAATTATCCTGAATACACCAAGAAATCTGCTACCAAACAGAAGAAGGTGCAGCATGAAGGTCAGTTGCAGATAGCCTGTGTACGATGGTTTCGACTACAGTACCCAGCTTTCTCCACACTCCTCTTCCATCCCAAGAACGAGGCAGACGGTGCTACCAGTGGCAAGAAGCTAGCCATCAATGCAGCATCGGGCGTGGTCCCAGGCGTTCCCGACCTCATCCTTGCTCTCCCTTCCATGAAGGATGGCAAGACAGGCATCATCTACGAGAACCCAAAAGTTTACTTCGGCTTGGGCATCGAACTTAAGTATGGTAAGACAAACAATCAGTCTGCCAATCAGAAACGCTTCCAGGGCTATTGGCAGTGCGCTGGCTACAAGTACGCCCTCTGTCGTTCCCTAGAAGATTTCATCGAAGTGGTCAAGGCTTACATGCAAGCAGCCGAAGTCAACGCCTTCGAGAAAGTTCGCTCTTATCACCTCATCAATGATGATACTGAGCACAACAAGCAGGTATTAAACAAAATCATTAAAAACAAAAAGTAATATGGAAATCGGATTCATCATCATCATGCTGTGCCTGGTTGTTATGGCCAGCACATTCATCTATCTAGTTTACACTCACTGCAATCGCTCTTGCAAGAGCTGCAAGTTTTTCCGGCCTACAGCAAAAAGTAAGTACAGCGGAACATGCAACGACTTCGGCCATCATCGCTTCCACTGGGAATGTTGTGGGGAATGGAAACGTAAAACTACCAAGGAGGATGAACTATGATAGGATATGAAAATGTAGACGAACAGAAACTGCTCGGACTGTTCTATAGCAAAGGAAGCCTCTCTGCAATGCCTCTTCTCAAAGACAACAAGGTTTTTGCTTCTGATGGCAAAAAGGCTATCTACATCAATGCAGAAGTTTGCCAAGGCGAGTATGAGAGAACAGAATTGTTCGATATGAAAATTCCTCCAGTAGCAGAGCAAGAACTGAATATTCCTCTTTTAAGCCTACAGAAAGCATACGATTCTCTGCCGAAAGTAGAAGATGAGGAATATGATATGGAAGATTGCGACGAATGTAATGGTACAGGTTCTGTAGAATGGAAGTATCTAGACAAGAAAGGAAATACCCATTATAAAGATTTTGGCTGTCCTTCCTGCGATGGTTTTGGTTTTTTCAAGCGAAATATCAGAAAGTGTTATAAGCCAGAATGGGATGCTGTCATAAAACTGGATGGTTTCTTTATTAACAATAATCATATAAAATCAATAATTGATGCTCTATTTCTTCTTGGAAAAGATCACATTACACTTCTCTCAAAAGCTAAAGAAGATAGCGTGGTTTGGGCTTACTTCCGTATTGACGAGAACATCACTATCGTAATCTCTCCGTGTTGTAATTGCAAAGAGGAATATGTTGATGCTAAGGTTGAACTTTAAAATATACATCTATGAGCAATTACATCAAACAAAACCTGATGCAGCCAACACCACCGGTTGCTGATCAGGAGAAAATGAGGATGTGCAAGTTCTGTGTACATAGCCACATCAGCGACCTCGGCTACAACCATTGCTGGAAGTCTGATAGTGCTTATAATGAAGATTCCCCTACAGGTATCTGCTGTGCATACAAGGATAAGAGGATATGGAAGCCCTATTATTTCTCTGGTCTCATATCACACTACAGGGGTAACATCTGTTGGGCACAACCAGTATATAACACTTCTACAAAAGGAAAGAGCCGTATTTTCAAATACGAAGTCCTCGACCCAGTAGCCTCAACTATAATAAACCTTCTACCTAAGGAGTTTGCCAAGGATTACATTCCAGCCACTCCTGGCTCCAAGCCTCCACATACGATGAAGGAGTATGAGAAATTTGACGCCTTATGCTTCGGTGGCTACGACCCACAACTAACAGAGAAGCAAGAGGCAAGAAATTATCAAGAAGCCAACTGGCAGCAAATCCTTGCTCAGGGAGCAATAGACAAACAATTAAAACAAGAAGCAATATGAAGAAAAGATATTTTTACGTAGTCGCATCATTCATGCGCAAAGACATAGCCAATACATGGCGTAAGGTTGACTTTACCATCATGAAGGGTGATGGCTCAGCATTGTTCCCTCTTATGGAGGCTATCAAGGTGATTCGTGAAGGATATTCAGAGATAGCTGATCCTGCAACTATCCAGTTCGACAACTGCATAGAAATCAGCAAGGAAGACTATGAGGCTTTCAACAATCTCAAAAATTTAGTCAAAGTGAATAAGTAGCTTATGAAAAAGACAATGAAGACTGTGGATAAGTATTTATCTGATATGAAAAAGTTAGAAAATCTAGTTAAACGCAATAAACGTTTGATTATTTTGAAAACAAGAATGTGGTAAAAGCCACCGTTCCCAGCGATTCTATCACTGGTCTTATAAAAGAATATGTAATATAAAATGAATTAGAACAATGAAGATAAAAATAATCAAACCAACGAAGTGCGCTCAGGATGTTCACGAAACGACAAAATATCCACGCCCATGGTTTAAGCCGAAGCCAGAGCTTCCAGCAGGTACGATTTTGGAGGTGGATAAAGTCTGGCAAAATTTCTTTGACAGCCATTATCGCTGTCAATTGCCAGAAGAAATGAAAGATAAAGGCTATTCCCTTCCGTGGTACGACATCCCAATAGAGAATGCTGAAATATATAAAAGTTAAATTCAAATCATAACAATTATGGCTGTAGTAAATGTAGATTATTCAGAGTTCGAAACCTTGAAGAATCGAGTAAAGGAATTAGAAGAGACCGTCAAAGAGAAGGATAAGACCATTGCGTCCCTCAAAGACGGTTCCAGAGTCATCATCCGCAAGGAAGTGCAAGTAGAGTATGAGAGATCCGTGTTTGACAGAATTGATGGTAGTCAAACAGATCATCTTTATTCACGAGACGATAAGCCAAGAAGAACAGTTGAGACATCTGAGTCTTACCTTGGCTTTGAAGATGTGCGCTTGAAGGTTGAAGAGCAAATGAAGGACGAGGTAAAGCGTAGCATCCAACAGCGAGACGCTTCACGTGAAAGTTACGAATCCTCTGTTCAGAAATATAAAGAAAAAGAGAAAAAGTTGGATGACAAGGAAAAGTCTCTCAATGATGAGTATGCCAAAAAAGAAGCAGCTCTCATTTCTGAATATAAGGAGAAGAAAGAAGCACTTGAAGCAGCCTATCTAGACAAAGTCAAGGCGTATAAGCGACAATTAGAAGCGGATTATAAAAGTTACAAGAATCAAGCAGGTCGTTTGCCATTGATCAACAAGAATGCAAAAGAAGCCCTGTCTCTCCTCAATGCCAATCGCTTCTTCAAGCCAAAAGGTGTTGAAAGCATTCTAGCACAGATAATTCAAAAGTGTGAACAATAAAAAATATAATTATGGAAACAACAAAATTGAAAAAGTACATCGGTACAAAAGAGGTTATGGCTGCACCTATGGATGAAGCAACCGCAGTGACTAAAGGTTTTGCTCGTAAAAACGAGGATAATCATGAGTGGAGATCTGGCTATCACGTCCAGTACACAAACCCTGATGGCAGCACCTACGATTCATGGTCCCCTAAGGATGTGTTCGAAAAGTCATACCAGGTAGCAGAAGACTTCAAGGACCGTCTCATTATTGAGTTCAATGAGTTGAAAGAACGTTTTAATAAACTCGATGCTTTCTTGGATGAGAAAGATTACGACAAGGTCATTGAAATATGCGGACCTGCTCAGACAGCATTGATGTTTTCTCAATATCATGCAATGAGACATTACTACGATATTTTAAGAACTCGTATTGAATTGTTGGAGGATTTTCCAGACAAGAAATAAGTGTGAACAATAAAAAAATACAATTATGTATGTAACAATAACATTAATTATTTGCCTCAGCGTGGTCTTTGTCATCACGCTAGGCATCGTCTCTTCCACGTTAAGAGACAAGAACTTCAAGGTTCGCTTCGATGACAGAAACAAGCGTATGATGCGAATTATCGCAGATCAGCGTGATGAACTTATCTCATACAGAGAAGCTATCAAGAAAAATGATGCCAATCTAGAAAGATCTCTAGAGGTGTTATCTTCTGCTTCTAAAGCCATCGATACAAAAATATCTCGTTTGAAAGATACAGAAGAAACTCTATCAATGATCAAGGTAGAACTTGTAGATTTCAATTTGAATAAAGATAAGTCTTCAAAGAAAATGGATGAAGCTATTCGTGCATTCTCTGCAAGCGTAGAGAGAATTCAGCGTAAGTATGAGGTAGGATTCAAGTGGTTAGATGAGCGTCTTGTACAACGTCCTTCCCACCTCTCCCCTGAAGAGAAGAAGAAATTCATGGAATATATGCAAGCATGTTCTGAAGGCTATGCTTATATTAACAAAGACAAAATTTTTGTTACTCTTGAAGACGTAAAAACAGCCCTTAAATGTGTAGGCACTAACAATTGGGGACTATTATACGATATTATCCCATCAGAAGAAGATAATGCCAATGGACAGAATACAGAACGAAATCAGTAAACTTCGCCATGAGCAGCATTTGCACGAAAGACTGCAAGAAGCCCAACTTCGACAGATAAAGCGTGAGCACGATGGTCTTCATAAGTGGATAACCATTAAGCCAAATCTCAGACTCCTCTGCCGAATAGACGAAAAAGGTAACCTCCTCCCCAAGGAACAGGAGCACATCAGAAAAGTCAAACAAACTTTAGGTATCATATAAGATATGAGTGAAGAATCAGTATTATCCTTTCGCAAGTTGGTTTCAGCTATGCGAACCACGGAAAAGGAATATTGGGCACACCGCGATAAGAAGATGCTGCGCCAGTCCATCGAACTTGAAAAGCGTGTCGATGGCATCATCATGAAGGCAAACGGAAATGATGTCCCTCAGAACGACAACGGCACATTTTTCCTTCTGGTGGCAGAACTTAGAGCCTCAACCATCCAATATTTCCAAGAGAAGAAGAAGCCACAGCCCGACAAGGAGCTGGTCAACTCCCTCTTCAAGACCATCAAGGAGAAAGAAGCCAAGATAGATAAGATGCTCATTCTTCTCAAAGACGAGCAGATAAAGAAAGATGGCTACATCATCCAGTACCACGTCATGGAACGTATGCCAAGAGCACATCAGGCTCGTTCTATCTTTAATTCCTCGGATGAGCAGCTTGCCAATATAGAGTTGAATTTCCACTACCGCCATCCCGACCCTCCTGGCACCATGTATTTCATCTGCAAGGAATATCTTGGCAAAGACGGAAAAGAGCTACCTCAGGAAGAGATAGACAAAATTATTAATAACAATTTAAATTCTTAAGATTATGAACAAGACAGAAAAAAAACCTCAGGAAGAGGCTAAAAAGGAGTCCTTCATTGGCACAGGTAATGGTTCTTCCATCCGCTCTCGTACAAGCACATGGTTCGAGTGCAAGGTACGCTATGAGAAGACCCAGGAGGATGGAAGCGATAAATTGGTAAACGAGCTGTATGTTGTTGATGCCCTCTCCTTCACCGAGGCAGAAGCAAGTATCATCGATAACATGGCAGTCTATGTATCTGGTGAACTTAAGATTGCCAACATCAACCCTGCCAACTACAACGAGATTTTCTTCTCTGACATTGATGACGATGATCTTTGGTTCAAGGCTCGTTTGGCTTTCATCACCATTGATGATAAGAAGGATAAGGAGAAGCGTACCTATGTCAACTACCTCATCCAAGCCAAGAGCATCGAACGTGCCAAGCGTTATGTAGACGAGGTTATGTGCAAGACCATGATAGACTATGAGTTGAAGAGCCTCAGCGAGACAAAGATTTTTGATGTCTTCGAGCATGAGCCTTCCACTGACAAGCAGAAAGAGAAGGACGATAAAACCGAGTAATCACTGACAATTCTTGCGCAATTTGGTTCTCAACAAGCTAAGTTGCGCAAGTTATCACTTTTTATCCTCATTTTTCTCGTATCTTTACCCACATTATTAATATATAACATCAATCATATATGAAAAAGTTGAAACGTTTAATCATTTACCTACGCCTCTGGTTTATCCGTAAGATGGGTTACAATCTCCCATCCCTCCGTGAGGCAACCTGTATCGTTCCCGGTCAACTCTATGATCATTTCGGCCGTGTTGTCAGGGCTGTACCCAGTAAGCCAATAGATAATGAAGTTGGTAGCAAAGAACAGAAAGATGTTCCTGATCATTGTCTTCAGTGCGATCTGTACAACAAGCATATCCCTTGCTCCTTCAATCATCGTATGGCCAACGGCAACGACATCTGCGAGAATCATCATTTCGAAATCATTTGCCTCAACGAGGGCAACATTTAAAGACAACTCATTATGGAAAAGCAAAAAACAAGATACAGACTTGATAAGAAAACGGGTCATCTTCTGGAAATACCTTCTAAGAAGCAGGTTCGTGAAAACGTTAAGAAGATTCGTGAGCAAAAGGGAAAAGATCAGTTACCTCAATCTCCGGTCACTATTCATGAGACTCAGGCAGAGAAAAACTTCAAAAAGGTTCAGAAGGTCATCGACCGCATGCATGCCAAGGCGAAACTGCCCGATTTTCTCTCAATGGCTCGACATAAGTTCCTCTCCACCGTCTGTGTCATCAATAAGCCGGGCAAACAGCGTAGCCTACTTCCTG